CAAATAACTCTGTATTAAATGACGTATTATTTAAAAGTAGCGATTTACATAAAATTAAAAAATTCTTAAAGAAATGATTAAACTAGCTTTTATTAGAAAATTACCTAATGGTAAATATCGAGTTCTTTCTAGAAAGGGAAAGAATCTTGGTACTTATGATTCTAAAGAGCAAGCTTCTAAAAGATTAAAACAAATTGAATTTTTCAAACATATAAAGGCTAGTGAGATAATTGATCTTACTGATATCTATGACTTTTCTTTATCTGCTATATTAAGAGAAATTAATAAGCAAAATAAAAATGCTTTAAAACAATTCTTAAAAATTTATAATGAAAGATTTAATTTTAATTTAATTAATAAATATGAAAATGCTGAAAGACTATCTTTATTAGAAACTTTAGTTGAATTTAAAAAATCTTATCAATTAAAATTAGATAAAGAAATGGTTAAGAATGCTTCTATTTCAAGATTAGAATCGGCTGAAATAGTAGGAAAATACTTATCAGATATTATAAAATTTATAATAGGTAGAATAAGCCCTATAAGTCAGCCTAAAGTATTGATGAATCTTAAAAGAAAAATATATAATTTAGATGCCAATGACTTGGCTAATAAAGGCTTACCTAATTCAGCTGCTATTGGACAATCAATTACATTCGTTAAAAATGTATTATTTAATCATGATCCTTCTTATATAAGAAAAGTAATTAATAATATTGTAAGGAATCTATGATTAGATTTCAACAAATAGATAAGGGTGTTTATAGGGGAGGATTTCCCACTAAAGAAGATGTCATTGCTTTAAAACAAAATTATAATATAAAAAGTATTATTTCTTTAGATAAAGAGCATGGTGAAGACATAGATTCTGTTTGCAAAGAATTAGGAATAAAACATGTTATTATTCCTATTGATGTTAAAGATATAAGTACATTAAAAGAGTTGTTTAAATATAATTTAAAAGATTTATTTAAAACAAAACCTGTTTTCATCCATTGTCATGTTGGAAAAGACAGGACAGGTTTTTTATCAGCAATATATGAATTAGTATTTCTTAAGAGGGATATTAAAAAAGTATTAGCAAATATGTTTAGATTAGGATTTGGAATAGGGTTAAATCCTAAATTAGTACGATTAATGCTAAAGTTATTAAGATCTATTGGCAAAGATGAGAATAGTTTAGATATAGTAGATAATGCTAGGGATGAAACAGTATCTGATGGAACTAATTCTTGTTATGACATAACATTTGCTCCATTATTAGATAATACAAGAGCTTATCCATATGATTTTGTATATGATCCAATAACAGAGACGTTAGAAGACAGGGATAAATCAATAAAACCATATAAAGATATAAATTTCCAAGTCGGAACTTATGATAATGGCGCTGGGATAAATGGAGTAGGACCATCAACTAATGTTGGGGGCTTCTTAAATCAATGAGAAAAAAATCATCAATACAACTATCTTATCCTGTTTCTGACGATGAGAAACAAAAAGCCAATATTTGTTTAAGATATTTTAGAAATGCTAAAAAACAATTAGATTATAGTGTAAATGAATTAAATGATATGTATGTTCCTTTTAAAGAAAAGGGAGATATACCTGCTGAAGATATTTTAAAGCAAAGATCAGTTTTAAGAGCATTTAGAGATAAAACGGTTGATAATTTTAATAAATTTAAGATTGCTGCTTTTGAAGCAATTAATTCTTTAAAACCATTCATGTTTGATGTTCAAGTTAAAAAGTCAAGTTCAGCATTTATTTCTTCTATTGAAGAGTTGCAGAAGATAGTTAATTTGTTCGTTGATGAATTTGAAGTATTAGAGTCTGTAGAATTTACTAAAAATATATCTAAATATATTGAAGATATACAAAATAAAGCTAAGTCTATAAGCAATTTAATTGATGATAGAGTGTTTCCGATTATTAAAGATAACATCTTGTCTGAGACTTGGTTAGATGATGTGGGCAAGAATTTAAATAAAAAAATAGAAAAAGAAGTTCCAGTATTACTTCAGTTATATAAACAAAGAGAAGAAGAACTGAAAAAAGTATAATATACGAAAGAAATTCACTAATATTTTAGTATGTTTTTTAGCGTATATCAGTTATTCTTGAAATTGTGAGTATTTTATGTTTATAAAGCATGGTGATGGTAAAATAGATTCTATTGTTAAAACGTCTGAGTTGACGGAAGAACAAAAGAAAAAAATATCTGAGAAAAAAGATAAACTTAAAAAGGATAATTAATGTTTATTAAAATAGGCGAAGCTTATCAGATTGAACGCATTGAATCAACTGAAACATCAATATCTCAAGTAGACCCTGCTATATTAGCAAAATTCGCCGAAACCATTACTGAATTTAAAAAAGAATCAAAGGCTGATGCCGAAAAAAGAAAAGTAGCTCCTAAAGCTGATGATTTTCTTTATTTCTCAGCTATTATGATGCACGCTGCTGAAGCTTCATCATTAAATGATGATGGTACAGTTAAATTAACTGCTAAGGGAGAAGAAGTTCAAGTAGGTTGGGAAGTTACTGGCGAATCAATGAAGTGGAAATCTAATGACCCTTCAATTAAGCCATACAAAAATGCCAACGCTGACATTTTCCCTGAAAAAGAGCTATTAATTGCACATAAGAAGTGGGTTGGAAAGCCACTTTGTATTGATCATAAATCAAGTTCAGTTGACTTTGTAAGAGGATTTATTGTTGATACTTACTATGATCGTAAATTAAAAAGAGTAATTGCTCTTTGTGCATTAGATAAAATTAATTATCCTGACTTGGCAAGAAAAGTTTCAACTGGTTATTCTAATGATGTATCAATGGGTACAGCAGTTGGAAAAGCAGTTTGTACAGATTGTGGAAGAGTAGCTAGAGCAGAAAAAGATTTCTGCGAACACATGCGTCATAAAACTTGTTATGGTGAAATCAATTTAGACTTAAGTCCTATTGAGTTATCTATTGTAGTTAATGGTGCTGATCGTAAAGCTAAGATTAAAAATATAGTTGCTTCTGTAAATGCATTAAATTCTTATGTAGCACAAAAGCAAAATAAATTAAATAAAATTGCTAATGAATATTCTGCTAATTTATCTTTTAACAATAAAGAGGGTTTAAGTGAAAATATTTCATTAAACACAAATTCTCTTGATGAATTAAAAGCTGATTTAGAGAAAGCAATTGAAAGAATTGAAAAACTTCAAGAAGAGATGGATTCTTCTGACGTAGATAGTTCTGATGCATTTACAGGGGATACTGAGCAATTGACCACTCCTGGTCAAAGATATGCTCAGGAAACTGAAATTTCAAGTGCAAAAGAAATAACTGCTGAATTGTCTGAGAAAATTAATATGATGCAAGCCACTCTTGCAGATTTAACAACAAAAATATCAAAAATTACTGAAGAGGAAACAATGAGTAAAAAGACAGCGTATTTTCAAGGAACTGTTGATCCCGTCAAAGGTGGGACTCAATATCCAGCCGACCCAATGAATGCTAAATTACGAGACGAAGATCGTCAAATGAAAGTCGATGATCTTGGTGGTTCAACTGGTTTAGCTCCAGGCGATTTAGAGAAAAAGAAATTGCTTGCTCGTGCATCACAACGCCTTAATGCTTTATCAGCTGCTAAAGCTGCTTTAGAATCAAGAGCTTATCATGCTGGAACCGAAGCCCCTGTTGGCAAAGGTAAACAACAATATAAAGTTGATCCAGGTAATGAAGAAGCTCGTAAAGGTGATAAACACATGCAAGGAAAGAAACCTTTCCCTGAGGTTGGAAAAGTTGAAGACCTTTATCCTGGCGACAAAGAAATTAAACAAAAGCTTTCTCGTGGAGAGAAACTAACTGGCAAATTCGTTAAATCAGCTAAAGTAACTGATAGTGCCTGGAAAGTATTTGTTGGCGAGACTTTAGTCCGTGAAGCTTCTGTTGCTGATTTACTTGATGTTGACTCAAGTCTTTCTGTTGATAAAATTGCCACTGCTGAATTTGGTAAAATTCTATTACAAGAAGTTCGTGCCCAAGTAACTGAACTTCCTGAAATGGTAGTTACTCCTTCAACTGCAAAGCCAGTAGATCCTAATTTAGGTAAAAAACTTGACGAGGAAACTGATAAAGTATTAAAAGGTTTAGATACTAATAAAGCTGATACCATATTACCAGCTGACGTTATTGTTCCTAATGTTTTAGTTGCGATTTCACAAACTGGTAAAATGCGTAGATTAACTCCTGCTGAAGCAGCTACTGCTAAAGAAGGAACTGTTTTACCTGATGGTTCTGTTGTTAAAAGCAAACCAGAAGATGCCGTAAATATGATTCTTGGCTTACCAAAATTAGGTCAAGCTGCTCCTGAAATGACAACTGCTGAGCCCGCCGCACCTGTCTCCCCTGTTGTTGCTCCTGCTGATGTAGAAGACCCTACGGCAAAAATCGAAGATATCTCAAGTCAAATTCAAAATCTTTCAAGCGATTTAGTTGAAGCTGTAAGGGCTTTAACTGGTGAACAATCTGAAATGGGAGAAATTGCTGCTGAGCCTACTGCTCCAGTAACTGCAACTGCTTCATTACAAGTTATGCGCAAACAATTAAATTCAGGTTTAGTTGATGCCATGAAAGAATCACTTGCTTCATTGAATGATCATTCAGAAGAACTTGCTCAAATCGTTTCAGTTTATGAAAATAATGCTGTAACTACCGAGAATGCTTCTGTAATTTCTTCTGTAACTGAAGATTCAATTGCTGATGCAAAAACTGCAATTGCTGATGGTTTCCAATTACTAAATGCTTTCGTTAAATACGCTCGTAGTTCAGACATGATTATGAAGCGTGCTCAAATGGAAAGTGAATTAGCTGAAACTACTGAGTCAGAAGATGTTAGTGATGAAGAAGCTGAGGCTTTAATTGCTGAATTGCTTAATGACGAGGTTGTTACTGACGAAATTAAAGATGATGAAGTTGCTTTAAGTGAAATTGAAGCAGAACAAGATGCAATTGAATCTGAATTAGCTGACCTTGACAGAGCTGCTGCTGATGATTGCGAAGCTTGTGATGAACAAGATATCAAGGGAGATTTTAATCCTACTACAAATAAATTAACTCTTGATTTAGCGCAAGCTTCTGATAGAGCTACTTTAAGAGCTAAATTAGCCAGTGAGTTTAATCCTATCCTTAATGAGGCTCATCCACAAGGATCTGCTAAATTAGATCTTGATATTACTGTTAGTGATGATCTTGACGAAGTAGAAGATTTAGAAGCAATTCATACTAAAGTAGTTGATGTTGCTACCTCAAATCCAAACGTTCGCAAAGAAGCTCTTGCAATTCGTAACTTAATTGCTACTGGATCAATTACTGCTTCAGAATTAGATTCATTAGTTGCTGAAGGCGTTGATGCTGCTGCGGTTGCATATTACAAGAAATATTATGCCAATGCAGAGGGTGGTTCAGAGTTTGCAGCTGAACTAGTTAAAGAGCACGCGAAAGCCTCTCAGGAAGCCGAAATGGATGCCCATAAAGTTAAATTAGCTGAGGCATGGGAATTAGTTGAAGCAATGGCAGATCGTGGATTATGCTTAAATGTTCGTGAAGCCAAAGCTGCTCAAGTTGATAAGATCTTGAAATTCAATGCTGAAGGATTAGAGTCCTTTAAGAATATTGTTGCTCAAGCTCCTACACTCACTGTTAAAACTGCTGGATTCATTCCACAGGTTGGAACCAGAGGAGAAGGCGAATCAACTCATGCACCAGTTGAAGATAATGATATAGTTAGAGTTCTTTCTAATAGCCTTGGAAAGAAACAAAGATTATTCTAATAACTAATTGCCCCAGGTGAAATATCCTGGGGCAGTTTTTAAACATTTAACTTTTTAAGGAATGAACAAATGATAAAAAATGCTGCGAACCAAATTGCTAGTGACATGTATGCTAAATTAAATGACGAGTCTTTTCTTTCAACTTTCTCAAAATATGCTGCTAAGAAAAAAGTAGAAAAAGAGGAAGAGGAAAAACCTGCAAAAGGCAAAAAAGAAGATAAAGAAGAGAAACCCGCTAAAGGAGTAAAGGGAGTTAATCCATTTCCCAAGAAAGAAAAGAAAACCAAGAAAGAAGCATGTGATGATGCTCTTAAGGGTTTAATTTTTGCTTCATCTGCTTTAGAAGTAATTGGATTTGAGAAATCTTCAGCTGTTGCTTTGCAAATTGCAGAACTAGTTTCTTTAGCTAAAAAGACTGATTCTAGTGAAAAAGAATTAATGGATGAATTAAAAGCTTCTAAAAAAGAACTTTCAGTTGCTGAAAAAGAAGTAGCTAAATTAACCAAAAAAGTAGAGTCTTTATCTGCTAAATTAGATAAAAAAGCTGATAAATAAGGAGTAAAACATGTTTAAGATCAGTAGTTGTGAGCAAGAGTTAATTGAAGGAATGGAAAAACAATTATTAAAATCAGAGGAAGAGTTACCTGTAGCTCAAGCTGCTGATCTTATTTGTGCTGCTGCCGCAGTAATTGATAAAGCTGGTTTTACTAAAGAGGCAGAAATCTTAACAGCTGTATTACAATCTTTAGCTGGTGATAAACCATCATTAGAAGATTGGGCTGAAAAAGGTATTAACTTCCAAACATTAAAAGATATGGGGTCTGGCTCCCCTGTCGATCCTGTTCTTAAAAATAAAGCTATTAATGTTTTATTTGATAATGGTTTTGGAGGAAAAGATATCTGTAATATGTTATCTGTTTCTTTAGACGAGATTAAATCAGCAATTGCTTCTTCATAGTTTTTGTTGTTAAATATATAAAACGCAGGTATTATTATTAGTACCTGCGTTTTTGTAGTATTAAAACAGCATCTTTGTAAGATATATACTGGAGTATTATGTTAAGAACTGTTCATATTGGAAGCTCAATTCCAGCTTCATTTATCTGTGATCCTAGCGCAGAATTTGAGCCAGGAATGATTGCAGAATTAACTGTAATTAATAATCAAGTTATGGCTACAGTTAGCTCTGGTATTTGTCCAATAGGAATTATTGATGATATAAGGACTAAATCATTTTCTGCTGTTCAATGGCAGGAAACAGTTTTTACGGAAAATGCTGAAATTACACCTGGTCCTGGTGGAACAATGGTTTTAACTAAAGATGTATCTATTCCTTTAAGAAAAGCTAATTTAATTAAAAATTCTTTTACATCTACAGTTAATTGTGTTTTAAATGCAACTAATGGAATTGTTACGTTTTTAGCAGGAACTGTTTGTAACTTTGATGTTTTAGGCACAGGAACACCAACGGAAATTAAAGCAATTGTAAGTTATACTTATTATGTTCCAAATATTCCTGGTGATGACTCTACGGCTGGAACTGGAAGAATGACTGTTTGGTATGATCGAATGTTTTTCCAAACAGACAAATATGAGACAAATCAAGCATATGCTTTAAGAGCTAATTTGTTTGTAAGTGAAAAAGGTTTATTAACTTCTAGGCGACCAAGTGAACATCATCCTTCTATTGCTGTAGTTACTGGACCTCCTTCTCCTTTTAATCCTTTGTTAGAGTGCATGTGGCTGTGATTAACTGGCTATAAATTAATATTAATGTAGGGTAAAATGAACTTTAAATCTAAAACTTTTAATGAATCTGAAGTAATGAGATCTTTTGCTAAAATAGCTTTAGAAAAAAGATTAGTTAAAGCTTCTGCTAAAAAAGAAATTGATTTGAAACCTACGGATGATTTAGGTACAAATTTATTAAAATTAGCATTAGGTTTAAGAAATAAAGGTTTAATTAGCCAGGCAGAATTAGTTGAATCTAAAATTAAAGCATATTTAGAAGCTTCTGTTAGCTTACAAAAAACAAATATATTTCAAAAAGTTCATCCTAAAGGCGTAGATGTTTTCAATAGTGATTTAGGTAAAGTTGAAACATTGGATGAGATCCAAGATAAGTTTTTAGCTTTAATAAATAAGAAGGCTTCTATATTAGATGAGGCACATCCTGATGGAAGTGTTGATTTATTTGGTGGAAATGAATTAGGAGTTGTTGAGACTTTAGATGATGAGCATGATAAGATCTTAAAAATTTTGAATAAGAGAGCTGCTAAAAATATATTAAATACAGTTCATCCTAAGGGAGTTCAAGTATTTGAAGGTGAATTAGGAAAAGTTGAAACTTTAGATGAGATTCAAGAGCGTTTTTTAAAGCTTATTAAAAAAGCACAAGCACCTGATATTCAGTCTGAATTAAAAAAAAATTCTGAAATATTAAAAGCTGATAGTGATAAACTACAATCTGCTTTTAAATCTTTTAATACTAAATATGATGAGCTACCTGATTTACGATCAAGAAATATGGATACAGATTTTTTAGATGATATTTCAAGAATAGTAGTAAATAGCACCAAATTAAGTCAAGATCTAATATCTTCTACAATATCTTCAGCAAAATTAATTAAAGATATTAATAATATAATTAATACAATTAACAATATTGAATATCCAGCAGATTTTAGTTTGGATTCAAAAGTAATTGCCGATGAGCCATTAGTAGGCGAAAGAAACGACGAAGAGGCTCTTTATATTGCAAATATTAAAAATGCAATTAATTGGAGATTAAGTACAATTAAATCATTGGTAAATAATCTTGGAAGTCATTTAAAGCAAACTTTACCAGTATTAGAAGCTAAACTTTCTAGAATAAAGCCAGATGCAGATCGTGCTGTTGTAAATAATGTAGAAAATAGTGCAGATATAGCTTATAAGAACAATACTGTTTTAAAAGATTTTATTAACTACACAGAACAAATGGCAAAGTTACATCAGAAAAAAGTCAACGCAATTAGTGATACTCAATACAATGAGCTTGTTGCTATTATGAGAAATGCAAAGGGATTTTTTAAACAAGAAGTCTCTGATACAAATGCTTTTAATTGGGTAGCTGGCAATAAAGCTAGATTCAATCAAATACTTGGAATTTAACATGTCTATATCTCAAAGAAAATATATATTAAATTCTATTAGTAATAGCATTATTGCTACTGCTCAAAGAAATCTAATTGGAGATTCTAACGTACCTAATACTACATCAAGTTTTTCTGTTCAAGCTCCAAGAAGTAATACTTCTAATTATGTTCCAGTTCAAGGTACAAAACAAGTTAAAGTAATGCAAGCTGCCTTAAAAAAGGCTGCTAAAATACTAACACAAGCAACTGTACAAGTTGATTCTAAAATTCAACCAACTGAAGAACAAAAAAAGAATTTTAAAGCTTTTTCAGATTTCTTTATAGAGCATTTTGTTGGCTCACAAAATCCAACACTATTAAATCCTATAGAAAAATATCCTGCCGGTGCTGTTTCCGTTTCTGATATTAATGCGCCAGCAAAAGTATATGAAGAGAAAAAACAATCTCAAAAATCTCTTGATGAAGTTACTACTGAATTAAATAGAATTGGTACTCCTCAAAAAGGTGATGAGCCAGAAGGTGTTTGGGGAAGAAGAACGCAAAATAATGTTAGACAAATCTTAGCAGTTGGATATGGTTTAATTGAACTTAAAGATAAGCTTAATCTTAAATTAAATCCAGAATTAATTTCTAAACCAATAATAGATTCTGTTACTAAAGAGCTTCCTAAAGAAGAATCACCTTATCTTTCAAAAAAAGACTTAGGACCTATTGCTGATAAAGTTACAGACCTAATAAATAAGATATTAAATACTTATATTGGTATTCAGAACTTTTTCCAAAAAGGCGATTATGCTGCTATATTAGGTGGTGATAAAGTTTACTCAGAAGACAAAACAAAATTAAATGCAGATGTAACTAATGTTCAAAGAGTATTACCAATAGAATATTCTGATAAGTTTGGACAACATACTATTACTATACAACAATTAGCTTCTAATTCTGATTTTAGTGATTTTCTTCAGAAAAACTATCCTTTTCTAAATAAACTTAGCAAAGATGAAAAAATTACTTTAATAAAAAATATAAAAGAAGATATCAATAAAGCTTTACTGCAAAGAAAACAAGAGAAAGAATATAATACTCCAGAATATTCTGGCGGAGCAACTTCTAAATAAGGTTTTATGAATTCTATTTTTACAAATGAATTAAAAAATAAATTATATTCTTTAACTAAAAAGGCTCAAGAAGTCATTCCAGAGTCTCCTGAAACTAAAGAATTATTAGAACAAGTTAATTCTTTATTAGATAAAAGAATTACAGAAGTTGAAACTGGTGTAATTGAGCCTGTATCAGGTATTAATACAGAATTAAAAGAATCTGCTATTTTAAAAGATGCGCCAACACTATTAAGATATTTAGATGAAAATAGAATTTCATTTAATGGGCTTAGATTAGTTTCAAAAGAAGATGATACTTCTGAAGAAGTTAAAGCAAACTATACTCAACCAAATAGCCCATATAAAAAAATAAATATTAATTCTATAAATTATTATATTTTACCAAAATACATTTCAGAATATTTAAGATACACTATATCTAAAATAGATAACAGCACCATTGCCTCTGTTTTTAAAGTAAAAGTTGAAACTATTCTTAGAAACATTAATGATGCAACTGGAAGCAATATAAGTTTTGATAAATCTCAAGCTGAATTAGATTTAGAAAAATCTATACAAGAAGCTATTGATATTCCTTTGCATTTACAAAATCTTACTGATCCTTCAAAAGTAAAATTACATAGTTCAGATTTAAGTTCTTTAGATAATTTTGTCAAATTCTTAACAGAAAAAAAGACAGAACTAATACTTCAAGGTTTAAATATTCGCACATTTACCGATGCACAAAAATATGCAGCAGATAATATTGGTAAAGTAGGTGCTGGTGTAGTAATAAAATACTACATACAATATTCTTTACAATGGATTCAAAAATATCTTAAAGCAATATTAGACCAATCAGTTACTTCGGCTGAGAAAAAAAAGTATACAGATCTAATTGCTTTAACAAATCAATTATTAGGTCAAATTGGTACTGGTAATTATACTGAGAAATCTACTTCTCCATCTGAAGCTTCTGCTTTTACTTCTGAAGATCAAGTTAAGTCTAAAGCATTAAGTGAATTACGTACACTTCCATTTACTAGCAATTCTTTTCTTGATATTAAACAAGCTGAAACTTTTTTCAAAGAAGCTATTAATTACTTAACAGCCTCAAAAAGAACTACCGAACTTAATGTAGTAACAGATAATTATAATAGTTTTAATAATAGATTAACTTCTCTTAGGAATGCTAGATTCTCAGGCAATACCTTAAAAGTAACTAATCCTGAAAACTTCCTTGGATTAAACAATCTAAATCCTAATGCCAGAGTTGCTGCTGCTTTAAATATATTTCAATTAATGGTTCAAGATGTAGTTAGTACTTGCGACTATATTCAGACAATTGCAATATTAAAGGAATCAGAATATATTAAAAATCTAAACAGTAACTCTGTATTAGGCGAACAATTAGTAAGATCAATTTCTTCTTCATTTAATGTTGCTCAGGCTAGGAAATTATAATGTTTAAAGAAGAATTACTATTAATTGAGCTTCTTACGCCTAAACATAAAACAGCAGGCATTACAGATTCTTTGCCTTCTCCTTCTGAAATTATTTCTAAAATAAAATCTTTATTTTCTGGTCCTGGAGAACAAATTACTGCTATAGTAGAATCTTCTAGAGATCCAGAATCTACATCTCATCTAATTGGTGAAATTATTACTGGTGGTGCCGTTCAAATGGCTGTAGCTGCTGTTCTTGGTGGACCATTATCATGGATTGCTACAATACTTGCATCTGTCTTTAATATTGATTTATATGGTTATTTCTTAAAAATTTGGGACATGATCAAAGGTAATGTTTCAACTAATACCTTGACTGAAGAACATATAGAAAAAGCAACAGATGCTGTGCTAAATACTAAATCTGCTTTTAATTCTAATTTAAGAGATATTAAATTATATAAAACAGCAGGCGTTCCAATGAAGATTATGTCTGTTATTGCTCATATATTAAAATTTATATTTAAAATATTATTTAAAGGCTGTATTGTTGTTGGAGCTGGCAAAGCTGTTGAAAAAGGAAAAGAAGCTGTCTTTGGTCCATCAGCAGAATCTGTAGAAAAGAAAGTTGAAACAACTTTCCAACCAACAGGTAATAATGAACGCATTGGTGGCAAAATATTAGATATTAATAATACTTTAGATAATATTAAACTTATGTTAGTTGAATTGACTAATGATACTTATAAAAATGTACCAGAACAAATATTAAGATCTTCTTATTTATTTAATAGAGTTGCTAAGGATATTTATAATGCTAATTCTTCTTATGGAGATGATAATGTATCTGTAATTATCCCTTCTACTTATCCTGATCAAAAATCACTAGTTAATATTTTTATGCCAGAAGTAGTTGATCTTATGAAAAAGGCTAATAAAACCTAATATATTAGAGAGACATTATGAATGATTATTTTAATGAATTTGCTAAATTAGCCATTGCCAGAGGTTTAATTTCTGAAGCCGATGATTCTACTTCTAGATTAGACCCAGGTAATATTGCTAAAACTAAAGAGCTTTATAATCTTAAAAAAGAAAAGTCTCTTAAAGATCATAGCGATGACGCGCATAAAGAAATGGCTATCGTCTCTCCTTCTCATAATAAACTAAATGGCGTTGTTCCTGATTTATATCAACAACAAAATATTGACATTAATATTGTTAATAAAAAAACTAATGGTCAATTAGGTAGAGTTAAAACATGTCAACATGAATTAGCTACTTCTTTAATTTCTATTGCTAATTTTAATGATGAATCAGATGAGCAAATTAGAATTTTAGCAGACACTTGTTTGCTTCAATTAAAAAAAGAAGCTAATTGGTTTACTAATGTTTTATCAAAGGCTTTTAAAGCTGCTCCTTTAGCTAATGCTGCTGGAAAAAAAGATAAAAGCGGTTCTCCTGATGTTGCCAGTATTGGCGTGGCTGCCCTCCCTTTAGCTCTTAGAGGTGGCGCCTCTGCTGCCGCTGGTGCTGCCGCAACCGGAACTGCTGCAACAATTGCCGCTGAAACTGCCGCTATTACTGGCGTAACTGCAACTGCTCCAATTTGGGGAACTGTTGCTCTTGTAGGAGCTTCTGTTGGAGCTGTTTTATTAGCGGGAAACTGGCTACTAAATAGACTTGATGAACCTGTTACTAATATAAATGTTACCGTTGAAAATATTGATGATTTACTTTCTGATATGCTTAAGTTTGATTGGTCTTGGTTTGAAGATGAATTATCAGAAACTTTCATCCAAAGATTAAATAATCTGAAAACTATCTCTCATGAGATTTTAGATTCATATAATAAAAATTACCCTGTTCTTGAAAAATTAAGAACATTAAATATTGCTAATTCAAATAAAGCTGAGATAAATTCTATTATAAGTGCTAAGAATGAATTAGTAAATACTATTATCTCTTACTTACCACAAATAAAGGCTTTATATAGAGATATTCAAAATGATGACTATATAACAAATGCAATTAAAAATCCTTCTGGTATTGATAAATTACTAGGAAGAGCAAAATCTTTCTTCTCTGGAAGAATGGGATTGGTTGAAAGCAATTATAAAGAACTAGAAGATTATTTAGGTGTATTAATTGCTAATTGTGAAGGTATTTTGAATATTAAAAGTATAGAAGAACAATGTAAAGAGAAAATAGAATCTGCTAAATCTGCTACAAAAGAAGTAAAAGAAAAAGATATTTCTGATGAACAACTAAGTTCTTGGGAAAAAGAATTTAAAAAGCAATAATTATAGCAATATTTAAATATAGATTTTGTAGCCAATTATTATTTGGCAAGATGTAAGTTAAAATAAATAGGAAATTAATATGGCTCTTAAAGTTTTACAACCTGGTATCTTTCCAATCGGTCAATATGACTGCCTCGATGCTGACCTAACCACCATTAAAGGTGGAGAAGTTTTAGTATTTGATTCAGTTACTCTTGCTGGTTCTGATAAATCTGCTCGTGACGGTGCATTTGATGGTTACCTCAATTCATTAAAACGCCCCGTTGTTCGTAAAGTAACGACTGGTGACGATTCTACCAAGAAACCTGTAATGTTAGCTGATGAAGGTATTGCCGGTTACGGAACTATCTTCGGAACTGTTGTTGGTGGAACTGCTGGACAAAGTATTTCTGGAACCGTTCTCGGTCCAACAAGTGCTTTAGGTTCAGGAAAAGTAACTGCTTGGGATAAACCAGGTCTTTACGCAATCTCACTTGATACAGTTGATGCAACTATTGCTCCTACCGCTTCAATCGTTGCTGGTGCTGCTCTAGGCGTAACTACTGCTGGTGTATTAACCACTGCTGCCGGTATTCTCGGTGGACCAGTTGCTCGTTTCATTGATTTTGAAACAAAAGGCTCACTCGTTACAACTCCTGCTAATTTAGTTAACAGCTTATCTACTCGTACTTACGACTATGTTGTTGTTCACTTCACTGCTGGTTACTAATTCGTAATAAGATACTTAGTTAACTTAAAATGGATGAGATTAATTTCTCATCCATTTTTTTTTATTTTTGATGCATTTTTTAATGCATAAATTACTATAATTTTAAGCTTGTTTTATAACGAGTGATTTTCGCTGAGAAATCGGCAAATAAATTCAATTCTTAGGAGAAATAAAGATGTCTATGTTTAATGCTCAAGGCGAACTTAACGCCTCTTCTGTCAAAGAAGCTTTCGCCACTATCGCGAAATATGCTTCAATTCTTGATGATAATATGCCTTCAAACGCTGGTCTTACTCGTGAAGCCAGTGATGCCGAAAAAGATGACATGGTTAACCGTGCCCTCTTAACACAAGACGGTAAATTAGCTCTTGCTCAAGCTATGGCGAATCCAATTCGTAAGAATTTAGATTACCATGGAATTGCTCGTCGTGCCTTAGTTGTTGAGAATGTTCAACAGGGTCAACAGATCTCATACGAAAGAGATATTGATGTTGCTGCCGTTGTAATTTCTTCAAATGGTTCAGGTCCAGAAAGCCGTGTATTCGGCGACCGCGTTACGATTCCTACCTTTGAAATTTACGCGAATCCCAAGGTTCGTATTGCCGAAGTCAAAAAACGCAGATTTAACGTTATTGACCGTGCCGTTCAAAAAGCACGTCAAGAAATCATGGCTCAAGAAGACGCAAACGTTTTCGCTGCCATTGATTCCGCTGCTTCAGTTGAAAATACTCTTATCGACTTAGCTGACACCGGTCTATTAAAGAGGAACTTAGTTGATCTTAAAGCCCAAGTTGATCGTTGGGACCTCGTAACTGATAAATTCTTCATGAACATTGTTGAATTTACCGATATGTTAAAGTGGGGTTCAGGTGGTGGACAAGGCGTAGGTGGTGGAGATCTCGATCCCGTTACCATGCGCGAAGTTCTCCAAACTGGTCTTTATGCCCATATCTGGGGTGCTGATGTTCTTGTAAGTAAGATTGTTCCACAAGGTACCGTATACGGTTCAGCGGCTGGCGAGTTCCTAGGTGTTATGCCTGTGGTCCAAGACATTGAAGTTCTTCCTGCTGACGAACCCAAATTGCTTTCAATTGGTTGGGTTGTTTCTGAGATTATCGGAATTGGTATCGTCAATCCTCGTGGTTGCGCTGCTGGTCGTAAATCAGTTTCAGTCGGATAATTCGCTGAATTAAAGACATAAAAAACGCTCAGGGCTAAAATCCTGAGCGTTTTTGTTTTTATTATATTTATAATCTTTAACGGTTTAAAATTTCTTTTAATTTAATTTCTCCTTCAAAAAATTCTTTACTTTTTTGGAAATGATTAAATCTTTGTTGGCGATATTCTAAAAATTTTTGCTGAGACATATCTCTTTTTGCATAATTACAATGTTTACAACAAGTAACACAATTTTCTAATGTGTGAGGCAGACTATTATCAACTCTATCTAGTCCATTATAGATAAATTTTCCATTTTCTTTTGCTTCTGGAAGGTATCTCTTATCATTATACGCATTAATTGCGTTAATTGGTTTTTGTCCACAATAATAACAATCCATTTGTGCTAACCTATAAAAATCTTCAAATGAAATGGTATCTCCTTCATTTGTATATGAGGTTGAATATGCTTTTTTAGCAGAACCTCTTTGATAATGTTCTCTTGACTTTGGTTTCTTTAAACCTGGTTTCTTTTCAGTTTTTAAACACCCACAAGATTTAGTATCTCCATTAACTAAATAAACGCCATAGACATTAGTTTCTTTACCGCAATCACATAAGCAATCCCAGTATATTTTTCTAAGAGTTTTTCCTTTTCTAACCTCTCTTAAAACAGTTAATCTTCCAAATTTTTTATTTACTAAACTCATAATCCTTTACCAATCCTTTCCGAAAATTCTGCATATGAACTATTTCTTTTTGAATAATTACAGTTCTTACAACAAGTCACTACATTGTCTGAATCGTGCTTTTTATTATTGTCTTTTCTATCTAAACCATTATATTTAATAAATGCCGTATAATCTTTATACTTTAATTTAATTGTATTTGATGGACCAGCACCACAATAATGGCAATTATTTTTTGATAATTCTTCAAATTGTTCAAAGGTTAGATTTCCATCAGAATATCTTTGTTGAAAATAAGATTTAAGTTCAGTTAGAACTCCACTTCCATTAGAAGCATTTCTTCTATAATGATTATCGTAATGTACAGTTATCTTATTACAACCACAAGATTTAGTGTGACCAGACATTAATTTATCTGTAATAACAATGCATTCTTTGCCACATTCACAAATACATTTCCACTTTAGTTTTTCATTATGGTAAGTTGGTTCAATGGCGGTTAATTTGCCAAATTTTCTATTAGTTATGTCAATTTTTCTTTTTGATTCAGGTTTAACGCAACCGCAGTGAGTTGATCTTCCTGAAGTAAGTTGATTAGTTGTAACATGGTGAAAATTACCGCATTCACATTTGCACTTCCATTTAATATGGCGGTCGCCAGGTTTATTCGGGACAGTGTGTAGTGCAGTAAGTTTACCAAAAATTTTGTTTGTAAGATCAAGAGAAGCCATAATATATTTTTCCTTAATAAGAATGGGCACATTTTGAGCGCTGATGCAGTAAGGATACTTAGCATGGATGGAATAGTCAACGGCAAAGCTGAGGGTAAAATGAGATATTTATAGGTGATTGATATATAGGATCTATGATTTATAAAAGTGGTGATATTGAATTTGTTGGTAAAATTCCAGTAAAACAAGAAATAACTGTTCTTGATGCAGATGAACCAAAGAATAAGCTAATTGGTTGGACATGTTATGAGACGATTGGCATAGGAATAGTAAATGCTAGAGGTATTGGTAAATTTAGTATACATGAAATATATGATTGGAAATTTAATGATTGAATTTTGTCAACCTACTTATCTTCCAGAATATCTTGAATTACCAAATAATATTTATATTTGGAGATTTTATGAATAATATTGATATACATTCTATGTATGATTACAGATACGCAGCTGATACTAAGATTAAAACTTTATTTACACATTTTTATTATGTGGACATAGTTAATTATATTAATGATTGGAAATTTTATGACTGATGAAGAAATTTATTTAATGTATCAAAATAATTTAATTTCTACTCAATCATTTTTAAATTTGCTTTTTATAACTATATTACTGTATACGATTGGAAATTCTATGGATGAAGAAGATTTGTATTTAATACATAACAAAGATCCAATAATTAATAAATTAGTACATATGTTTTATAATGATGAGCTTGGCATTAATGAAATATACGACTGGAGTTTCTATGAATGATTATATGAAAAATTTTCAACGTAAACCATATCCTATATTAGATATTAAAGAATGGAAAGAGCGTCAAGAAATAATGGCACAAGAAGATAATGCAGTATTTGCTATGCTTAATTATCTAATTGCTGGAATATATGATTGGAAATTTCATGAATAAAAAACAACTTAGATCTATACAAAAAGAAATAGAAAGCCATACGTTACAATGTCCTAGAATATTCATGAATGTGAATGATTATACGGATATAATATCTTGGGCAGGTTCTAATCAAATATATGACTGGAAGTTTTATGAATGAACCAATATTTACGATATTAGAATCTGATATTGAAAGCTTCATAGATTTTTGTTATTCTTGTATGAGTTTGTACGATTTTAGGTTTTATGAATAAGATAATTTATCCTAATTTTTCAGAATTAGATTACAGTCATGATTACACTATATACAGTGAAGTACTAAATAAAGCTAAGCAAGAAATAATGGACGCTGAAGATGCGTATATTATTAATATAATGAATAATATGTTTGGATATTCTATCTATGATTGGGAATTTAGCGAATAATATGGTAACAAATGCATTAATAACAATAAATGAAATTACTTATCCTATAAATTATATTAAATATACGATAAGTATAGGCTATATTTTATATGACTGGTGTTTCTATGAATAAAGGTAAAGTAAACAAATTATTAAAAACTAAAAAAGGCAGAAAGAGGCTTGCTAAATTAATGACAAGCCCTTTACGAACCACTCTTGATTATTATCATTATTTATTCGATTGGCGATTTTATGAATAAAGACTATATTATTAATGCTGATATAAGAGAATTTGTAATATTTCCTGTAATGACTATAATTGATTGTAATTATAAAATATTTGATTGGAGATTTTATGAATAAAGATGATATTATTAGCAAGTTATTAAGTAATTTACATACTAAAGAAGGTAAAGCTAAGCTTGCTATGGCAATGGCAGCTCCTATTAGACGTAATTTAGATTATAGAGGAATTGCTAGGAGTGTATTTAATACAAATCCTATATATGAAATATATGATTGGAAATTTCATGATTAGAGGAGAAAGCGGTATAATATATTATGATTGGAGCCCTAATGTTATTTACAGCTACATATTTTATAAAATATATGACTGGAAGTTTTATGGATGATATAACATTTAGCCCTCAGACTATGCAATTATTCACAAGATACGCTATGAAAGGATTCGTTTCATATAGAAAGTATCAAATATATGATTTTGAATTTCATGAATTTTGGGACAATTTAACCATAAGTATAATTTAAAATGATCAAAGGCACCAGAGTAACAGTTCCTATATTTGAAATTTCTTCATGTCCTAGTATTAGGATTTCTGATGTAAGAACTAGAAGATTTTCTATAATTGATGGATATCATAAAATATATGACTGGACATTTTATGAATAAACCTGATGTTTTTCCTATGTTTGAATTATTTTCAAATCCTACTATTCGCTTAAGTGCTGTCAAACAATGGAGGAAATATTCTAGATATGAGATATACAACTGGAAGTTTGAATGACTTATGATAAAACAATAGATATCTGTGTAAAAAGAGATCCTATAGTGCCAGTTAGAAGATCTCTTCCTTATCAAAGAATTGGTCGTAGAAAATATGAGCATCCAATATATAGTTGGTCATTTCATGAATTTTGGGATCAAGAAATAATGGTTAAAAGAGTAATTATTTAGCATAATGACATGGCAAATACAGCTTCAAATTATAATTACTATAAATTAGCTACAGTCTCTGTTGCTGCATTTGCAGCTACTCCTGATGTCTCTGTTCCTTTTAGAACTACAAATATGAGTTTTTCATTAGCTCATGCAGGTACAGCTGGAACATTTGAATATTCATTCGATGGAACTACAGTCCATGGTACATTAAAATATAATACTCCTTATGCCATGGTTTCCTTTTCTAATCGCGTTGTTGGGGCAATATGGTTCAGGACTGCGGACGCTTCTGGACAAGCTGTTAGAGTCGAAATGTGGAGTATTGATTGAATATAAATGACGCTCTTGATATCTTTGAGTTAATTTCTTCATCTAAAAATACTTTGGATGACAGAAATTCATCTATTAAAGTAAGAGCTAATTATATAAATAAACCTATAGTTAAGCAAGCATTCGATACCAGAAGAATAGATCAAGAAACATTTTTTAATCCAAGAAGAAATTTACAATCATATTCAAGATCGGAACCATTTGTTTCCGAAGGCATGAATGGTAAGATAAAAGCTTTTAAAAAACTATTAGAAGCAGCTTCTAATTTAAAAGAACAATATGATACTTCAGAAGAGTTTCAAAATTCTTATTTAAGAATCTTAGTTAATTCATTGGAAAAAGGATTAAGATCTGGTATTGATGATGGAGATTTTTCAGAAACTCAAGCTGGAGTTGGTTCTTTAAATTATATAGAAGAATTATTATTTGTAAGATATCGTCTTACTGTAGAAAAATTAGAAGATTTATCTATAAAAGAAATAGAAAAAATATTATTAGATAAAGATGAAGATTTGAAAAATCCTGGATTAAAACCTAAAGTTATATCTAAAAAAGATATAACTGAAAAAAGCTATGATCAATTAATTCATACATTATTTGGCGATGTAAAAGCTACAGCGGAAAATCCTGAAGTTGAGAGATCTGTAACAATTACAATTCGTGATAGTTTTAAGAAAAATGATTAAATAAATGCTTGTCTAGGTGATTAAGTTATATATTCTATATGTCTGGATTTAATGACTTTGCTTATGGTCAAAAATTATTTGGCTGCTTTATAGTTTATAATAAGGCTATAGAGAAAAAAATTATTTCTATATTTAATTATCCTATTGGTTGGCATTGCTCTAGAGATTTATTAGCAATTCCAGGTGTAGCGGAATCTGATATTAAAGCTTCCTTATTAAAAGGGACTTTAAAACATAAAATATTATGTAATGAAATAGTAGTTATGTGTAGCGATATTGATTTAATTCAATTTAATGCTGATCAAAAAGCTTTCTTACAATCGGCTGGAATTGTAACTGGGTTAAGTGCAGGTGGCTCAGGCAATCTTAATTATTCTTTAAAACAAGGAATTGTATTAACTGGACCTAAAGATGGAGTAAATAGAACATTTCATACTCCTGATAAATTCTTAAATCAAACATTAGATGGTAATGAATTTAAAATTGAAGTGTTTCATAATGGTAGAAGACTAATCGAATCTATTGATTATGTTGTAGCTAGTTCAGGTTTTGGATTTGATATGGTTACATTTGTTTCTTTTATTCCTGCCGCTTCAAGTCAAATTCTAGCTAATTATGCAGTAAATAATTAGGCATATCTAATGTGACTACTAGGATTCATGACCTAAATCAAAATTTAGATATTTCGGGATCATTAAATCATAATGATTCAATGATATCTTCTAATGAATCTTTAAAATTAGGTTCATTAATTAATTCTGGCATTTGTTCTGTTTCAGGAACTTTAGTTACTGCTTCATTTACAGATGCTAGCTTAAATAATTTTATTAGCATAAATTCTAATATCTATAAAATTATTGCTTATATTAATCCTACGACAGTTCAAATTGATGCGTCATTATCTTTATCCAATGTTGCTTATCAAGAATATGCTCCATATACTTTAGAAGATGATTTAAATTATAATCGTACTGACAGAGCAAATATTAAAGGTAATAGTTATTCTTCTGCTATTCCTACTTATAAAAGACCAACTGATACTACAAGCAATATTAATACTAATTTATCTAATATTGCTGGTAAAACTACAGATGCTAAAACTATATTAGATACTATTAAGTATTCTTTGTATTTAGGAACTGTTAGTAGTTTCAGTATACCTGTAACAAAAATAGCAAATTCAACAGATATTACAGGTGTTCCAGTATTTGATGGATATGATGCAGGAAATATTATTGCTACATTTGTAGAATTATATGATTCATCTTGGTCTTCATTAAAATCATCAGATGGATATTTTGTATTTGGACGAACAAAAACAAGTTTAACTCCTAATAATGTTGATGTTGAAATAAGAAAATTTGATGGAATAAATCATAATATATCTTATCCTCATACAATAGAGCAAGCAGTAAATGCTAATATTTATTATCCATATAGAGAAAGATTAGATTTATTAGATGAGGATTTTTTAAGAAAACGCTTTATTAATTGCTTATCTAGTGGTTCTTCTGGAACAGCTAATCATGAAACATTAGACACATTAGTTCATGATATTGCTGAAGATGGATATACAGAAGTAACTTATTTAGGTAATCAAATATCAAGTTATATCTTTTGGACATCTCCAGCTAAGACAATAAAAGTAAGAGAATATGTATTAGAGTATACTGGATTAAATATAAGTAAAGTTACATCAATACAATATAATGAAGTCGGTGTTGAAGTATCTAGATTAGAAGAAGATGTATTATATAATCAAAATAAGATAGTAAATATAATATCGAATAAGACTGGAGATCCTTCTGGTGGGGCTGGTTCTGGAACAAGTTCAGGTCTTAATGAAACAGATCATGAAAAATTAAGGCAATTAATTCATTTTGTTGATGAAGGACCTGCTAATGGATTTGTTTCTGGTGCATATAAAGAAACTATAGGCATTCCATTTCCAAGCCAAGAAATTTGGTGGGAATCTAGTTCTAAATTAAAAAAGATAGTAGAAGTAAATATAATTAGAAATAGTAAAAAACAGCCAACAAATATACAATGGTTAATGTATAATTCTGATGGAAGTTTAAAGAATTCAGTAACAGATACTATTAATTATAATGGTATTTTTGAACAAAATAGAACAAGGGCAATAACATGAGTGGCGTAACTATAGCTCAAATATTAATAAATGACTCTTCAGATAAAACAATTACTGGAGTTATAGTTTATGATCGTTCTTTAGGTGGAAAATTAGCTTTACCAGCTTCTACTTCATTTCCTTTAAATCCTACTGCTGGAGAAGTAATTTGGAGAACAGATTTAAATTCTATTTATAGGAGAAATAATTCTAATACAGCTTGGGATTCTTTAAATACATCTGGTATAGGTACACCAGGAACTACATTACAAAATTCTATAGTTAGATGGAATTCTTCAGATGGCTCAGCTATAAATGATAGCTTAGTTACTATTACTAATACTGCTGATGTTCAAAATATAAGATCTTTAAAATTAAATTTATTAAATCCTGCTTTAGTTACAGCTACAGAGGGTGATATTTTTTATGACTCAGTTGATCATGCATTATCAGTAAAAACAGATATTGCAGATGCTTTATTACAAGTTGGTCAAGAAATGTGGCTAAGAGTAATAAACAAAACTGGTTCTGCAATTCCCAATGGAAAATTAGTATATGTATCTGGAGCCCAAGGTCATAGGACTAAGATTTCATTAGCCAATAATTCTTCGGATATTTCTGCCCATGTAACTGGAATGACAACGCATAATATTCCAGATAATTCAGAAGGATTTATTACTGTATTTGGTACTGTAAGAGGATTAAATACAAATTCTTATTTAGAAGGAGATCCTCTTTATTTAGATTCTGTTGCTGGTAATTTTACAAAAACAAAACCAACAGGAACAGCTTCTGTTGTTGAAATAGGTATAATTGTAGATGCTCATCCATCAGATGGCGCTGTATTTTTCTCATTAGCTCATACTTATCATTTATCTGATTTACATGATGTAAATATTGATGGTCCAATGGATGGCTATTATTTAAGAGGAGATGGTTCTTATTGGAATTCAAGCGATTTTAATAATGATGTAAAAAATTCTCCAGAAGTAGCTGCTTTAAGAGAAATACATACTTCTTCTTCAGACCCTACTGGATTTATAAATAGAACAAGTTCAACTATATCTTATGTAGCTGGAACTAGGACATTTAGTATAACTCCAGTTTCAGGTAGTTATAGCTTTTATCAAAAAGGAATAAAGTATACTAATTCTATAAGTAAAAGCGTTCAATGGGCTAATACAGAAGGTTTATGGGTATTTTATTTTAATAACAATACTTTATTATGTACTAATGATTTAAGCACAATTGATCAGCAAATGATAAGTGGTGATTTTGTAATTATTGCTTATGTTTATTGGGATTTAACCAATGCTTCCGTTTTATATTTTGCAGAAGAGCGTCATGGAATTGAAATGGATAAATCAACCCATTTACATTTACATAATTCTTTTGGTACAAAATGGTATTCTGGTGGAGCATTACAAAACATTTTAGTAGATCAATCTGGAGATTTAGCTGCTCATTGTCAGTTTCAAGTAGAGGATACAACAATAGCAGATGAAGATATTAAATTTATAATTACAAATAGTTCTCCTCAAACATTAAGTACAATAGCTCAAATTCCTATTTATTATTTAACTGGAACTGGAAATTGGAGAAAAAAGACAGCTGATAATTTTCCTGTAATTTATAATGGAACAGCAGGGTATGTTGGGACTAGGTTACCATATAATAGCTTTTCAGGATCATATGGATTTACTGAAGTTACTAATGGTAACTTTGTATTAACCCATTACTATGCCACAAATAATATATCTGAACCTATAATTGGGATTATAGGACAAGCAACTTATACAACTTTGGCTTCTGCAAGAGTTGGGGCTGATACTGAGATAAAAAATTTATCAAATACAATAAAATTAATATCTAAAGAAGCTGCTCCTTTAGGTACAGTTATTTATCAATCATCTACTGCCTATGCAAACACACCAAAAGCTAGAATAGTTTCTACTTCTGATGGATTCTCATATGTTGATTATAGGCAAAACCAAACATCTGGATCTGGGTCAACCTCTACCTCTAAAAATAGAGTATCTGTGCAATTTTGTTTAACTGAAGATGCCAATAATACAGAGAAGTATTTTTATGTAGGAAGGACAAATGCTTCTGCTTTAGATACTGAAAGATCTGGAAATAATGCAGGATTACAAAACCCTAATTCTTGTTCCCCATATCAAGTTCCATTTAATGGTAAGATAGTAAGAGCTACTTTAAGCTTAAAAGGAGCTGGAGTTCAAAATGGAACAGTAACATATCCAGTAAATTATCAAACAGATTTAGATAATATAAGCTGGACATCTACATCTAAAACTGCTGATATAGACTTTCCAATATCCAATGCTTTTACAGTTGCTACTTTTTCTCCAGGTAATACTAATTATACAGGAAGTGTTGTTTTAAATATATCTGTAACAGAAGGTCAAATGTTAGGATTAAAATTTGTTAATGGAACTGCTGCTAATTTAGTTGGTCAATCAAGAAATGCATTCGTAACTTTAATAATTGAGGAAGCATGATTACTTTTAAATCAAATATTTACCTTAAAAACAATTCTGCGTCAACTATTTCTATTGGCAACTTATCTTTAGCGGCTTCAGAATCAGTTAGAATTTGGTCTTCTAAAAGTATAAATGGCAAAATTAAATTAACTTTACCAAATATATTTAATAATATTTCTATAGTAAATCAAAATATTCAAAATAATAATTTACAAATTTTAGAAGATACAACTGTACAATCAATTTCTAATGCATTTTTAATTTTAGATAAAATTAACAAATTATTTTATGCAAATGAAAACGCTGATTTATTAGGAGAACAAACATTCTTTAGTAATAGTTCTGGAGAGATAGATGGATATACTCAAATTTATTGGACATTAGATTCTACTTCTGATGGACTTAAAAATCAAGGCTCTGGAGGCTCTTTAGATTTAAGTATAGCTACAGGGTCTGATTTAACTGGAGTATCTATTACAGGCGAATGTAGGGTACATAATGGGTCATTTGTTTTATGGTCGCCATATACATCTATAGGAGAAACTTCAGGTTCTTTTACAGTTTCTTTTTGGGCTAATTTATTAAAAAAGACTGATGGTGTTTTTATATGTAAATCATATAGGAATGATGATACTTGGGCAACACCATTTGTTTCTTGGTCTGTTTTTACAGATGAGTCTGGTGATAAATATAAGTTTAATATAAATGATAATAGTGTTATTAAAACAATTTATAATTCTAATTTAAGTTTAAATGATACTGGAAATTGGCATTTATATAGTTTAGTTTACAATCAAACAGATGGAAAAGCCTATCAAATAGTAGATGGAACGTTGGTGTCAGAATTAGTTATTTCAGGACCAATTAATTGGGGAACGCATGGGAGATATGTAATTGGTGGAAACAATACATTTAGTTCAAATTTAACAATGAAGATAAATTCAGTTAAAATAGAAAATACAGCAAGAAGCTTGGATTATTTAAAAATACTTTATAAACAAGGCTTAAGCCTATAACTAAAGATATATATAGATAGAGGATTTTATGGCTCAAACATATACAATTGGTGCAACAGGTGTTTCATTTGCCTTAAATAAATGCTTGTTAGGAGTGTTTAATGGATCAGGATCTGGTCGTATTGTGCGCGTTTATAGGGCTTGGATTCTTAACAATGGTACAACTGCTGTTACAGGCGTTCTAACAAATATTGAATTACGTAGGACTTCAGCAGGATCAGGTGGAACTGCAATTACACCATTAAAACATGACTCTACTTCTGAGTCTTTTCCTGCACAAATTAACGTTGCTACAAATCAAACTGTAACTACAACTGATTTATTTAGAAGAATTGTTTGGTCAAATGATGAAGCTACAGCTAATGCTACTGCTTCATTAGACGAATTAGAAACATTAGTTCCTTTAAATTGTATTTGGGATGTTGGATATAATGATGCGAATGTAACTCCAATTGTATTAAGAGAAGGTCAAGGATTAGCTTTAGTTAATATAGGAAACACATCTGTAGGTTCAGCTGATATTTTCTTTGAAGTAACGTTAGCGAGTACATAATGGCAGCTACATATTCTATTCATCAAAATGCTATTGCTTGGGCAGCAAGCAAAAATATGATGGCTATTTATAATGGCGCTGGTTCAGCTAAAATTGTAAGAATTTATCGTATACAATTAATTAATAATCAAACTGGTGCAGTTGCTGGTGGTATTGGTGTGTTAAATATTGGAAGATTTACGGGTGCTTATACTGGTGGAACTGGCGTTACAATTAATTTGCACAATACAACTAATGCTGCTGTTCCTGCACAAATTGTTGCTGCTCATGCTCCTACAGGTATTACTTTGACAGCTGCAAATACATTTAGATCTGTTGTAAGATCTACAGATGAAGTCGCTGTTTCTGGTGCTACATTAGATGAACTTAATTTAATTCCTGCTTGGAATTATATTTGGGAATGTGGACATGATAATACAACTATAGAACCAATTACTTTAAGAGAGGGTGAAGGCTTAACTTTACAATCTGGTGCAGCTGGTACTTATGTAGGAACAACTGACATTAATATAGAAATGACTATTACTTAAGGATTATTATGGCTGCTACATTTAGTGCTTTAGCAACTGCTGTTACTTGGTCTACTTCAGCTAAAACAATGCTTAGTTTATGGAATCCTGCGGGTTCTGGTAAAATTATTAAAGTATATAGAATATGGATTTCTAGTGCTCAAACAGCAGCCGTAACAGGTGTTATTGCTCCAGTTCAAATAAATAGAATTACAGCTTTTACACAGGCAACTGCAATTACTCCTATTGCATATGATACAAATGATGCAGCATTAAGTACTATTGTAGCAGGATCTGCAACTACTGTAACTTCATCTACTGTTTTTAGGCGATTTCAATTTTCAACAGATGAACCTTCTGTTGGTACTGCTGTTACTTCAGATGAATATCAAGTATTAGTTCCATTATCTTTACATTGGGATTGCGGCTATGGTTCTTCTATATTGGAACCAATAACATGTAATGAAGGGCAAGGAGTGGCTATTGTAACTGCTGGCATTGCTTCTGCTACTGGATCTGCTGACTTTAGAATAGAATTTACGGTAATATGAGTATTGAGAGATATCGTATTTATGGAGAGTCTAAATGGATTGCCCAATCTGGCAATGCCTTATTTGCATTTTTTAATAAGTTTGGTTCTGGTAAGAAAATATCTGTAAATTCAATTGAGATTTATAATAACACAAGATTAGGAACAATGGTTACAGCTGACACTCAATCAGCTATGCCTAGTTATTTTGACATTGGATTTAGTGCTAATGTTTATTCTGGTGGAGAAACATTATCTCCTGCTGCATTAGATTTAAATGCAGCTACGCCTACTTCATTAGGGATTTTAGTTACAAAGTCAAGCCCATTTGATGCATTAACTGCGCCATTTTTAAGATCTGGAGTTGTTAAAAACTTTCAAGCTGCATGGACACTCGCAAGAAACTCCAAGGGAGTTTCTAAGATGAATCCTGGTACGCTTTGGACAAACTCGTTCCATACAGACACAACAGATATAGTAATTAATGAAAATCAAAATCTGGTCTGTTCAAATTCAACTATTAATGCATCTATTCCATTATATGTAACAGCTACAATTGTAATTGAAAATATTAGTACTACAGCTAAAAATACATATCAATATTTATATTTTATAAATTGTATATCTGAATTATCAGCAGTATTTGCAATAAAAAATCCAGCTTCAAGTGGATATAGAGTTTTTGTAAAATCAATTTCAGTATCTGAAACTGGTACATATGATACTCCTTATTTTAGAGCAGTTCCTATTTCTTTGCTAGATGCGAATACAATTGCAGATATTGATAAAAATATAACTGTTGTAAAATTAGATACAGCTGATGCTAATTTATCTAGTAATACAGCAATAGTGACTACAAATGCATGTGTATTACCAGCAGGTGTTCCAGTATCATATATTTCAGAATCATCTGTTGGTTCTCCTATTGGATTTAATTATTTGAATACAAAGGACTTTAATGGTCCTAATTATGCTGTATTTTTTCCTGAGCAATCAGCATATAAAACAGCTGGCACAGATTTAAAACCAAGTACAAGTGGTTGTCAAATGTCAATGATTCATTCTCGTATTAAAGGAGATCAGGCTCCTTTAGTAATTAGAGAGAATGAAGGATTTGCATTAGTATCATCTGCTGAAACTGCAACAGGAACAACCGCTGTAGGTGTTTCAGGCTGGGGATCATATGAATTTGGAATGACAATTACTGTTGAGCCAGCAACGAGTCCTGTACTTGAATTAACGAATTTAAAAGCTAATTCAGAAGTAAAGGTCTTATTAACAGGAACCTCAACAGAATTTGCTGGAATAGAATCATCAGGAACATCTTTTCAATACATTTATGAATATAGTCCTGGTTTAGCTGTAGATATAGTTGTTTTACATATGGATTGGCAATATATTCGATTAACAAATATAGCTTTAACAACAACTGGCGTATCAATTCCAATTCAACAAGTAACAGATAGGGTTTATTTAAATCCATAATAATTTATGAATAATCCAGCTCAAATTTTATATGATGAAAATGGAAATCCTCATGCAGTTATTGATGGACAAGTAATTCCATTAGCCTTACCTACTTTAGCAATATCAGGTAAAAATGATGATGGATATGCCGAGATATTAAAAGTAGATGGTGGTTTAAAAGTAAAAAATATAAATCAAGAAAAAATATCTAAATATGATGTAACTAGTACTATTATTTATATAGGAACGGCAGATAAAAATACATTAGATTCAGATCCAAAATGGACAATTTCTAGGTTTTTATTAGATATAAATGGAAATCCTACAGAAAAAAAGATATCTAGTAAAAATGTTATATGGAATAATAGAGCTGGTTTGACGTATTCATAAACTAGTATTATTAATAGTATTGCTAAAATAAAAGGACAATATGGCTATTATAGTAGACCCAGACAATCTTGATAGACAACAGGTAATTTTTGGTACACAAAATCAAAAAATATCAATTAAAGACGTAGGTGCATTAGTACATTTATCTTTAAATGATCTTACAGATGGTGTAACAAATGCAGGTTTAGCTACGTTTACTTCTGCAACTGCTACGTTTGTTACAAGAGGAGTGCAACCTGGTCATATTTTATGTTTATTTAATAAAGTAGATGCTGGGCATTATGTTGTACAAACAGTAAATTCAGAAACTCAATTAACATTAGCTACTGATGGAACTGATTTTACTACGTTTACTGGAGCTACTGGAATTGTTTTTGATGTTAGGGTTGCTACTGGCGGGTCTGTTGTTGATGGAATTACTGAACAAGCTGTTTATTCTTTTGCTAAAGAAGAGTGGAGAACTGATACAAGATCAGGTGCTTTAACAGATGATTTAATTAAACATCCATTTCCTTTTGAAGCAATTACTCGTGAGCAGATGGAAATTGGTGGTGGTGATAGTCATAAGAATTGGATGTGGTTTAATGAAACTACTAGAAAGAAAGTTAGAACTGGTGGTTGGGCAAAGAAAAATGCTACTAATACTACTTTAGAACAATGGTCAGGAATTGTAACTTTAGGCTCTGTAGATGCAGACTCTCAAGTTTATTATCAATTAACCAATGCAACGACAACTCCTACAAATTTTGCCTTCAAGGGAGTTATTAATGAGGCTATTAAAGTATATACTGATGGCGGACCTGATAATAGAAATTATCTAAAACTATTCGTAAGAAAAAAGGCAAGAACATATGCTCAGTCACAGATTTCAGATATCGGTGTTACTCAATTAGAAACAATCGTAAATCGTTTCCCTCTAGCTCATTCTGTTGATCCTGCTATTTCTGCAAAAGATGCTGAAATTTTAGGAACTACTCCTTATCGTAATACAAGAACAGCTGCAAGAGTAACTGGTTCAAATGGTTCTAAAACTATTTCTCAAAAGACATTTACTTCTACAGGCGCAACATTTATAACTCTTAAAACTCAAGTTGGTGATACTTTAAGAATTACATCTGGTTCTGAACAGGGCTATTATACAATTGCTTCTGTTGATTCAGAGACACAAATAACAGTATTAAATGATGCTGACTTTACTTCTTGGGCTGGAACAGAATCTGGTTTAAATTATACCGTATTAACTTGTTATGTAGTAGATCCTAGAACAGACGGCGTTATTGCAAATGTTTCTGGTACAACTGGAACATTAACTTCTGCAACAGCAGGGTTAAATGGTGGTGTAGTTACTGTTGGTGATTTTGTTGTAATTACAGAAGCAGGATCAAATCATCGTGGTATTTACAAAGTAATAACAGTAGATTCTGCAACTCAGTTAACTGTAAATACTACTGACAAAGCTTTTACAAGCCAATCAGCAATTGACTTTTATGTTGTAAAACCTGGAATGTATTTACAATATAAATCAGATACAGTAATTGCTGCCCCTGCAACTGGTAATTTAGTATTTAATAATGCTAATCCCGATACAATTACAAGAACTTCTGGTTCATGGGTATCAGATGGAGTTACTGCTGGTGATGTTATAGTTATTGCCAATTCAGTTTCAAACAATGGGTCTTATACAATTGCTTCTGTAGCAGCATTAACTTTAACCTTAATAGCCACAGATTCATTAGTAAATGAAACGGTTGTTGGTGGATTGGGTGCTAATTGTAATGTTTACTCTCCATTTAAAAGAACAATTAATAGCATTATTTATGGGTTTAGGTGGAAATTATTTGGAAATAATGCTTCATTACAAAACACTTATCAGTTTATACAACATCAATTAAGGCAAAGTACTGATATTGACTTTGGACCAAATGTTTCTAGAGGAGATATTACAAATTCTCTAATGTCTTTTGCTTCTCCTACAGGAACAACATCAGATCTTTATATTGATAATCTATTAACATCAGACATCAATAATGTTACCTGGACAGATGCTTCTGGCAAAACAAGATCAGAGCCTTATGTAGCTTCAGGCTCAATATCATTCAATGCGAATTTACAGAATGATGGTTCTGCTACATATAAAATGTTTTTCACAAATGATGATGCTGGAGATAATACAGGAAGAGATTATGGAACTCCAACGGCAATAGTTGTAAATGATGCTTCATCAGTTGCAATTTCAGGAAATGTTTCAGCGCAAGCATCAATATCATTTACTTATGATTATGATGGAAATTCACAAAGAGGAATAGCTTCTAAAGGAACTGATGCTCCTGTAACATTAGTAGCAATAGGATTAAGTACTGCTCAGTTTGTTAGGTTAGATGGAACAATTTCAAGAAGTAAGGCAAACAACTTTGCCTTGGTATCTTCTTTGGAACGTAATTATTCTAACGCATAATTTTTAATAACAATCCCTGTTATTTTTAGCAGGGATTGTTATATTTATAGTAAGGTAAAATAATGGAACATACATCAACTGAAATGCAGCAATTGATTATTCAAGTAACTGATGCTCAATTTAAAGATAATGAAAGTTTAGAAAAATGGAAAGTTCAAGTTGGCGAACAATATAAAACATTATCTGAGCCAATGAAAAAATATACTAGAGTAGTTAGAAAACAAATAAGATATAGAATATTTAGAATAAGAGAAGGCAAATCTGAATATGATTTAGGTTTAAAGAAATGGTTTGAATTGCAATTTGCCGTTGGTATGACTTGGGATAATTTTAGTTTTACATGGGATGTTTCATCAAAAGATCCTTTAAAAATAATTGATGCAATTGAATGGGATGGTCAAGTTATTCTTGATAAACAAACTGGTAAAAGATTTTGCGATCCTCCTGCTTTTACTAACCAAGGTATTTAATGGCTGATAAAGTATCATTTGACGGTCCAAATAAGTTAGTCATTGTTGAAAATGGCATAACTTCTTTGGATTTTGATGCTGATATTTATTCTGCTTGGAAGCGTTGGATTCAATTATCTGATAATTTTAAATATTTACAGGCAATTAGAGTTGTAGGTGGTGACCCTACTGTAGGTTTAAATGCCTTAGGATCTACATTCTTCTTTATGAATAATTGGAAATTAAGACCATATGAAGGTAATCATGAATTATCCATTAATGGAAATTTCTATGGAGAAGGAGGGTACAATCCTCTTCAACCTACTATTGGCTCTTATAATGTCTTGGTTACAAGACAAACATCTAATTTAATTGATTTAATTACTGTTTCAACAGGATCTGCATTAACTCCTGACCAAGCAGCTCAATTAATTCAAATATTAAATAATACAAATCTGACTAAGATACTTTCATTAGGAATGAGTTGAGAAAAGTTAAGTTAATTAAAGATAAATGCGAAATATGTGGAGAAGTATATTCTTTACATTTACATCATATAATAGAAAGAACAGATCCTAGATGTACAAATGATAATGCAAACTTAGCTATTGTTTGTGCTACTTGCCATGGAAAAATTCATAATAAAATTATTAAAATAATAGGTATGTTTCCATCTACTAAATTACCTAATGGTAGAACATTAGTTTATGAAATAAATAATATAAGTAATGTTCCGGGTATTAAAGAAGCATATTTTGAAGATAAAGTTAAAGATCAAAAGATCTTTGGAGAATAATATGTTAGGAAGAGACAATCCATTATCAGAAAAAGAAACAAGAAGACGATTAATGCGTGATGCTATTAAATATGGTTTTCAAAAAGAATTGCAAATGATATTTAATAAATATGATAGACTAATGGCGTTATGTCCAAATAAAAAAGAAAGAGATGACATGGCGAAATTAGGGGCTTTAGAAGTAGTTAAGTTATTTGATCCTCAGGGAAGTGTATCTGTTGATGGTCAAGTAATTATAAGGCAAGATGGAAAGGAAATTTTAGTATGACTTATACAGGGACCGTAATTTTTTTCAAGCAAAATTCACCATGTTTTGGATTTATTGATTGGTCAATTGATGGGGAAAAGCAAAAAGATTTATTTGTTCATTTCTCTGATATTGATATGCCAGGCTACAAAAACCTTAAAGCTGGTCAGCAAGTTTCTTTTGAACTTGGAACCAACAATAACGGACTACCTAAAGCTATTTCCGTGAAAGCAGTTTAAGTAAATTACTAATAAAAGTAATTATAAATTCAAGGAAAGAAGTGACTTTTATTGGCTGAAGATCTTCTTCAGTAGTAAATTTTACTTCTTCTTGTTTCATTTCTATATATACTGGAATTTCTTGTTCTTCTTTTAATCCATAAGTAGGAATTTTCTTTAAATATTCTTTACTTAAAGAAACAACTCCTGCTGTATATTTAGCTTCATTTCCAGTGTAATAACCATTGATTTTTAGGTTATGCGCATATTCTTTAGGTTTTCCTGCCATTAAAGAATCTAATGACATTTCGTATCTATCTTTTAACAAAAACAAAATGTAAGATTTAGCAGCTTCTTCTAATGATTTATAAGCTCTAAAATGCGTTTGTGGATGAGGAGGATCAAAGAATATTTCTTTATCATCTAAGATCTCTGAGCATCTATACATAGTCCAAAATTGTTTAGAAGATCTTTTAATATTACCTATATTGAAACAAATTAATTGTTTAGTAAATCTTCCTGTTTCTAAAGCGACATGAGCCATTAGTATAGATAATGTTTCATTTGAACAATATTTATTGAAAACTAATTTATAAGCATTTCTTAATGCTGTAGCCATGTCTTTTTCTGAAACTACATTTTTAACTGGTTCTAAATATAATTGATCTTTTATACTTGGCATATAAACCTACTTTTTCATTAACATTTGAATTACTTGTAATATTAAACCAATAGCACCTGTGCTAATTAAAACCATTAGCTTGAACATATCTCTGTCAAACTTTTCTGTCAGCTCATGTGTTTTTATTATTTTTTCTTTTAAGATATTTGTTTCTATTGTTTTTTTATCTAATTCAGCTATTTTATCACTTAATTTATTATGACTTTCAACTATTAATTTTTTAGTTGCTTTAAATTCTTCTTTATAAGTTTCTAAAGTAGTTTGAATTTCATCATTAGCAACTAATACAGCATTGTTTATTTCTATGGATTTTTTATTAACTTCTAAAACTAATTCTAAATCTTGTTTAGATAAAGCTTGTTTAGGCATAGCAATATTACTAGAACTTTGTTTATCAAACACTTGTTCTTCTTTAATATCTTTTATTTTATTAAGTTCGTTTCTAGTATATGATACGCTCATTTCATTCCTCCATTATAGAATTTCTCCTTTTTCTTTTAGCATTTTTCTTATTAGTTATAGTAATAAGAATATCATCGCATTTTTCATTTAGTTTTCTATATTCGGCTAGAAGATCATCTAAATTAGAATGTCTAGGAGTATATTCAGGTGAATCCATAGTTAACTCTCAATGTTTGCTTCAATGAACTCTAAATCATCAACTTTAAGTTCATCAAAATATTGTGTCTTTTGTTCATACACTGACCTTGATCTATCTATTAGTGGATTATTTGAGATATTCGGCTCATCTTTTTTTACTTCAGGTCCACTAACTCGTATTTTAATCTTATCTCTTCGTCTATAAATGCAGCCACTTGTAATAGATTGTAATATTTGGTCTTCAGTTATATCAAAGTGTCTCTTATCAAGTAGATTAACAATCTTTCTTGATTTTATTGTATAATTTAAATCATCTAAACTAATATCACTAGATGAATGATTAATTATCCAAAATTCTTTTGCCATACAAAGAATGCAACTATTAGCATATATATGGAGAACAATATGATTAAAGCTAGAGGAGAATTCGTTAATGTTACTGAACAAATTAATTTAACTGTTCAGCTTAAAGATTCTACTGGTACTCCAATAAATGTAGACTTTTTTCCTCAGATTTCTTTAATTAATCCTTCTGGAACTGTTGGTTTAGCTTATACTAGCGTTGGTGTTACTCAAATTGGTGTAGGTAATTATTCTTATATTCTTACAATTCCATATAATGGACCTTATGGTGTTTGGGCTGATTATTGGAAAGCCACCATTGGTGGAAATGTTTATGAACAAGGTTTTCAATTTATAGTTTCTGGTACTCAAATGCCTGGAATTAATTCTGATGGCTATATGAAATTAGGTGATGATCCTGGTTTTTCATATTCTCAAGAAGCTATTAGAAATATTAATTTCATGATAAAAATGATGAAACAAAGATTAAATTCATCAGGTAAAACAAAAGCTACAGATTCTTACGGAAATGTTATTTATATTGATTGTGATATTTATTCTATAGAAATGTTAACTACATTTTTAGCTATGGCATTATCTCATTTTAATTCAATTCCATTTTTTACTTCATTTCAATTTGATGATGATGGATTCGTTGCTCAATTTGGAGAAATAATTGTTCAAGGCGCTGTATTATATGCCTTATCTTCAATGGCATTAATTGAAAGAGGAAGAGAATTTCAAATTACTGATAATTCACTTTCTTTCCAACCCCCTACAGTTTCTGAAATGTTAAATACTCAATATACTTCAATGTTAACTGTATATACTGAAACATTGAAAAACATTAAGAATTCTTTAAGACCTTCTGCTTTAGGATTAGGTACTTTTACATTCTCCAATAATAATCCTACAGTTAGAAATATGAGATTGTTAAGAGAAAGAAGGATCATGTGAACCATTCTCTTGAACTTCAACTCATTAATAAAATTAAAAAATATCTCAAAACTAATAAAGTCATTATTGATTTGTTTAAAGAATATGATGTGGATTTAGATATTTTAGATTATATTCCTATTAGATTTGGCAAGCTAGATGTTACAGCTAAAACTAATCATGGAATAATTACTCTTAATTATAAATTACTTAGGAATAAAGATATTATTAAGGATATTTCTTATTTGGTACATGAGATTACACATGTATTACAACAATGTTTTCAAGATAAACCAACAAATAAAGTTTCTGATGAAGATTATTTAAATGATCCTAATGAACAAGAAGGATTTCAAAATCAAGTTAAATTTTTATCAGATGAACAATCTCCTGAAGATGCTGAAGAATATATTGATGATTTACTTGAATATCATGATCCTGTAAATAAAGATGATAAAAAAGATATTTTGTTATCTAAGATTTAAACTGAAATCCTTTGATTTGCCATGCTGGAATCGTTTTAGATAGCCCAGGTCACCTTGCCTATGGTTGATGGTTATCTATTTTTAGAATTGAATCTAGATGGGTTTAAAAATGTGTTTTGGTTCTGAGTGATGATCAGGATCTTAGAGTCAGTATCTTAAACTGTATGATTATATTAGGTATTAAGATCATAGGATAATATAAGTTAATTTGAACAACTAGTAGATAAGTCAGATCTTAATGTACTACCCCTCTACGAGATCTCCCCAGCGATTTGTCAAGATCTAGTTCATTTCGATTTTAGGAGCATCAGATTGTTGAATTGCGCTCAAACAAACCGTCACAAATCGTTTTGATAGAAGAATGGGTCCTTGCCTAGGGTACTGCCCAAAACATTTTTAGAATGGCAGCCAGGTGTCTTTAAAAATATGTTTCAGTCCTGACTTAGATTGCAGGTTGGTAACAAACTCAGATTAGTAGGCAAAATAAGCAGATAATTAATGTCAATAAGATAAATAATAATAAAAAGCCTAAATAGTAAACGAACAAGATCTTGACAAAGCTATGGGGGCAGATCTTATAGAGAGCGGGGGAGATCTAACTACTACTATCTACTAGTTGTTACAAAAGCAGTAGTACAGGTACAATGATAAGATCATAGGATCATAATAAGTAATATAAGATAAGATCATTAACAAGTTAATACTAAATATCTTGATCACTAATATCTAAGGATAAAGTAATATAATTACATGACTCATCCTTTGTCACCTGTAATATTCGGTTTACAAGAAGCATCTTCTCTTGGAAATGGAACCGAAATATATTTAAATTGGACAAAGATGTATCCAGATTTATCTTCCAATAAATTAGCTTATAATATTTATTATTCTATTTTTGGAGCTGATGTAGTATCTGAAGGAACAAAATTCATTACTGATGGATATGAAGCAACGATAAAAGATTTAAGCCCAGGAACAGTTTATCATTTCCTAGTTCGTCCATTTGAGTATGACAATTTTATTACAAGTTATGACGATTTAATTACAGCTTATGACAATTTAAAAATTCCACCAACATCAGTTTTAAGATCAAATATTTCTGAAATATCAACAATAATCCCAATGGTTGATGTATCTGAATTTCCTACATCAGGAATAATAAAAATAGGTAAAGAATTAGTTAATTATTTATCTAAGGATTCTTTAAATAACAATTTAGTATTAAGTTCAACTGCTCAAAGAGGTTATAATAATACAACAGCTACAATTCATAATACAGATGGCTTTGATGGCTATGAATATTTAAATACAAATATTTCTTTATATTTTAAAGAAGATAGAAATTATGATAAAGTAGTAGTTTGTCAAAGTAGATTTGAATTTGCTGAATATGCTTATACAGCAACAGATGGGTATAAGCAAACAATACAAGATAATTTAACTACAGATTTAACATCAAGTGATGAATATAATCAAGATTTTAATTCATATGATGGAGTTGGATGGCATAGGACAGATCCTGTATTGTTATTAAATGGAGGTTGTGTAGGAAGCTATATTGGTGGACAGCAATTTTGTGCTGATGGATATTCTGGAGTAGGAAGAGTATTAAGAGGATTATCAGTTCAAGAGCAATCTAATCAAAGATTAGAGCAACAGTTAGTATTAACTGGTGAGCCTATAGTATTATTAAAAAGAAATTGGACAGGAATACGATGTGCTTGTTTTCTTCCTAACAGAGAGTATCCTGAAGAAAGATGTCCAAAATGTTATGGAACAGGATATGTATTAGGATATGAACAATATCATAATCCAGGAATGTATTATAGATCAGATGGAAGAATTTTGATGAGAGCATCTCCTGCTGAAGATGATGTAAAAAATACAGATTCAGGATTAGAGTCTGAATTTTCTACTGAATTTTGGACATTGACTGTTCCTACTATAAAAGATAGGGATATTATAGTTAGATATGATCAAGATGATAATGAAGAATTTAGGTATGAAGTAATATCTGTAACAAGAAATAAATTATTAAATAGGTTAATGGGAGCACAGAAGTTTAGAGTACAGAGGATAAGAAAAACTGATATAGCATATCAAATACCAGTAAGAACTAATACATCTAAGTTCCCTGAAAAAATTAATTTAGGAATTGCTTCAGGACCACATATATTACCACATACTCATAAGATCATAGTAAATGAGAATGGTGGATTTGTTCAATTAACAGAAGTTGCTCAAGGTCATAATCATAGCATTAAATTAGTTAATGGTAATTTAATCGTAGAAAATGTGCTAGGGCACGTTCACAGCCTTTTGTAGGAAAATATGGATTTTATTAATGGCATTGGCAGATTAGCTTTTGATAGATATGATTTTCAAAATCATTTAACAGGAGCGGACCCTAGTTTAAGGCATTCAGGTCAATCAATTGAACTAAATCCGTCTATTACAATTGATGGATATGTAGCTACTAATGTTTATTCTGCTATTACTAAATTAAAACAAAAAGTAGAAACAGTAACTCCTAATGCTACTACAAGTTCTTTAGGGTTAATTCAATTAAACGGAGATATTGGTGGCACTGCAACAAATGTTTCTGTATTAAGATTACAAGGAAGACCAATAAATAATTTAGCTCCAAGTGTAGGACAAGCATTAACTTGGTCAGGATCATATTGGGAACCACAAAATATTGCGGTAACTTTTGCTGGAGATTTATCAGGAACAGCATTAACACAAAAAGTTCTTAATATAAGTGGTTCATTTGGTAATTATTATTTTAATGGAGCTACGTATACAGGTTATGTTTCAAATGTAACTGCGCAGACAGTTCTATTTAATCAAAATGTCACAAGACCAATAATAGAACAAGATAAATCAAACTCATTATTAGTAGCAAATAATTTATCAATAGCAGCTCAAAGCTCTGATTTTGCAAATAGTACTGGTGGAAATCTTGATTTATATTCAGGTACAGGTGCAACTCTTGACGGTAATATTTGTCTTAAATCATCTGGATATAATTTAGTTCAAGCTGGACCAATAGGAACCAATAGCAATCAAGTATTATCTTTATGCGGAAAAGATCAAGTCACAACATCAAATGTTTATGGTGGTCATTTAGGTAATTATACTATTTTTGTTAAAGATTGTTTGGCTGAACCAACAGGTCAACCAGTTGGAGGTTTTTCATTATATTCTAATGGTGGAAAGCCAATGATTAGGAATGAGCAGAACAAAGTATTTGAAGTTGGAACACTAAATAACCCATCTTCATGGGCTATAAACCAAACAAATATTGAATATGAACCTATAACTAATTTAAATCATATTGTGGAATATTCTAATTCGTATGCTGGTGTTATGGCTGGCATTCAACCATTAATGTCATTTAATATTCCTAGCAATATGGTACTTACATTAGATTTAACTGTTACTGGATCTAATTTATATGGAACGCCTGATCATGAATGTATGGTTTGGAAAACTGTTAGGGCTTTTAAGAATTATAGTGGCACTGTAATAGAATTAAAATCAAATACAGTAAATACATTTTTGGAGCCTGGTGGAATAGCAAATTCAACAGTAATATTAACGAATCCATTAAATGCATCATGGGAAGTCCCGACGATACAGATACAAATGTACGCATATAGAATGTATGTTAAGGTTTATACAGGTAAAGACAATTCTGGAAACCAAACAAATTGGACAGCAGTTTGTAGAGCGACATATTTAAATATAGCTTAATCGGCTAATAAAATAGTAATATTTAGAAAGAGAGAGTATAATGGAATCAGTATTATCTCAGATTTTAAGTGTATATTTTGTTTTACTTTGCCTTGGAATATCAGCTGCTACTTTTGTTTGTAGGAAAATAATTGAATTTATTTTAGATAATCCAAAAGTATCCGCATCAAAAACATCCAAATTTTGGACAGAATTATTCTTACCAATATTTCCTGTGCTATTTGGAGGTTTATATGGATATTGGGATAAAAGCTTTGTTTTCACAGCAACAGCAACTTCATCGAGCCAAAGATTTTTATTTGGTTTAGTTGCAGGTTTACTTTCAGGTTTAGTTTATAAAGTAATAAAAGGTTTAATATATTCAAAATTAAACCTAAAAGAAGAAGCTACGGCTGATGTAAAGCCAGCTGAAGAAAAGCCTGTCGAAGCTCAAGAAACTGGTTCTAAAGAATAATTGAGAAAAAATGAGTAACTTCCCTACAGATTTAGATAATGATCTTACGATTCCGTCAGTTAGTGGTAATATAACTGAAATAGGAGAAGATATATTAAACGCATTAAAAGATGCTGTAATTAATATTGAATCAAATATTGGAGTAGGAGCAGCAGGAACGCAAGCTACTATTACTCAAAGATTAAATAATTCTCTAAATCCTGATGGAAGTCTTAAATCATCTGCTTTAGCTGCTGCTGGTTTAATTACATTACCAATAACTGATTCTCAAATATCAGCAGTAGCAGCTATTAAAGAATCTAAATTAGATTTAAATTATCCAACAAATGATTTATTTAATTTAATTTCTAATTTAGGTATAAGTGTAACTACTTTAACTAATTGGCTAAGTTTAATTGGTGTTAAATTAGACCCACATATTCTTGGGCTTTCATTTAAACATAATTTAGACCATATAGTAGTTTCTACAGTTGAAGCCGAATTATTTAAAGATAAATTAGGTAATTATAGATCTGATGACGCTTATGTTGGATTAAAAGATTTAAATGACGAATCTGTTTATCATCAAAAAGCAGATGGTACTGGTGGAGCTGTAGGTTCAGTTACAACTAATGACGGAAGTAGATCTTATCCAGCAACACATGCTCATATTGCTTCAGGTATTTATGTTGATTCTGCTGGTTTTGCAAATATTCCAAGAACAGAACAAGATGTTCAAGCTATATTTGATTACTTAGATACAACAAATTCATATAGTAATTTAATTAAAAACTTATATTCTAATGGAATTTCTAAAGAATCTAGATCATCTAGATTAGATAAGAATATTGATGGAGTTGGAGTTAGTATTGTTCCAACTACTCAAGTACATGCTTATCTATTGAATTCTAATGCTACTTCTCCTGTAGATAGTATTACAACTGGAGATGATGTAATTAAATTTACTCCATCACTACCAGCAAATGAATTTGATGCTTATTTTACAAATGTAAGAATTGGAGATATTCTTACTATAGATTATGGTTCAGTTAAAACATCATTTCTTATAAAAGAAAAGAAATATGCAGTTTCAGGTCCAAATAGAAGCTTTTATGTAAGAATAGAAGGTAAAAATCTATTAGATACTGAAGATGGATATGCTTCTATAGATAGATCATTAGTTAATAGCAATAAGCTTGGTGTATTAGCACTATCAGCATTAAATCAAAATAATAACACTAGTGTTTTAGTTGGCTCTCCTAAAGGTGCTCAAGCATTAGGTATAGGTTTTGATGCATCTCAATTAGATCAAGATCATTATAATTTATACTTAACAATTTATAATGATGGAACATTAGCTTCAGAATATAAATTATTAGCAATAGATGTTACAGGTAATGCTGGAGCTACTCCTGGAAAGTATACATTAGAATCAGTAGTAGAAAATGTAAACAACGCATTTAGAACAAATGGATTTAATTATAGGTTTATTGCATTTTCACATAAAGGTGAATTTGGAATAATGCTAGCGGATTCATATAATAACTGTGGTTTCTCTATTATAAGTGTATATTTAGATAATGCAGGATTAATTGATACTGTTCAAACAGCATTAAATCTTCCTAAGAATGTAATTGATGTACAAAATAATCAAGATGCATTAGGATTAGGACCAGATGGCTCAAATGTCGCAAGCCCACCATACCAAGCTTATACTTCTGTAGAATTAGCCTTACATCCAACTAAAATAATATTACCATTAACTCGTAATAATTTTTATGTAAATGGAACTGAAAGATCTGATTTTGAAAAAGATATAGACCAAGCTATTGATGATTATGGTGATGGATATTGGAAAGCTAAGATAGTAGAAAGAACAGCTGCTGCTGGTAAAATACAAACAAAATATGCTATAAGTTTAGATTTAAGATTGTCTAAATTAATTGAAGGAAAAACCGTTGTAGTTCAACCTGATGAATCAACACCAGTATTAAATCAAACACAATATCTAAATTATGGCAGATTTATAATTGAGTCTGTAGATTATACAGCTTGTGTAGGATTAAATCCAGTAACTAATATAGTAGTAGTTGATGGAGTTCATAATGCCCCAGGAATATCTGTAGTTGATACTAATTTAGTTCCTATTGATGGATATGTTAGATTATATTTCTGTGGAGATACAGCAGTATTTAATGACCAGAATTTAAGTGACCAATCAGCTCAAACTGGATTTAAACGTTATCATGAAATAATGATAAATGAATCTGGTGAAACTTTTGCTCAAGAAAGAGCAAGGTTTAGTGTTAGTGGTAATAAAACTATTAATGGGCAAACATTAAGAGGAACTGTTAACTCAGCTTATTTTGATATCTTAAATGTCTCAAATAAATTAAGAGGTGATTTATTTGGAGATTTAAATAAAATAACATTAAAAGTAAATTCAGTTTCAGTATCTACTGGCGAAATTAATTGTGTATTATGTAAATATGATGGAACAAACATAAGCAATATAGGACCTGTTACAATTGGAAAGATAGGTCAAGTATTTAGGGCTTATGATAATACAAATATAGAATTTATTGATTTTGTATTTAATGCACAAGTAAATGTTACTAATGAGTATTTTGATGTTCAATTGTTCCCAACATTATCATTAGATAATGAGATAATGTTATTGGGTTCATGTCAGCAAAATGAAACTGGAATTGTTAACATTGTAGATCGTAGACAATTTGGAACGATATCAGAAAAAGATTTAACTACTTCTGCTTTAGATTATATTTCAGAAACTGATGCATTATTACATGGAAGTGGTATAATTTCAGGATTTGATTTAGTAGACCAAGTTGGCTTAACCAATCCAAATACCAATAAGATTTATCTACAAGGTGGAAAGTCTATTGTAAATGGTAAAGTAGTTTTAAGAAACTCTGAGACATTACATATTCCACCAGTTAAAGAACTTTATAATGGAAATTATTATTCTGTTAACTTTGCAGTATGTTTAAATTCTAATGGAGATTATAATTTAGTTCCATTATTAGATTATAATAACAATTTATTTAATTCAGATGTATCTTTAACTAGTTTAAATACATATCAAACACCAGATACAGATAGACAATTTACAGCCTTTAATAATATTACTTCAAATAGTTACATATTAAATGCTTCTAGATTTAGTGATTTAATTAAAGACAATAAAGTAACGGTACTTTACGTTGTAAATAGTTTGTTGGGTGGATCAGGCGTTGGAACTACATATGATTTACATATTTTTGATATAAGAAAATATGTAAATAACGTAAATAATGTAGTTCCAGTTGTATATTCTGGTTCTAAAGAGCAATCTAATTTCAGAAGTTTAACAGCAGCAATTAATTATGCTAAATTAAATAAGAATAATGGAAATTCAAATAAGATTTATTTAAATGGAATAAATGAATCTGTAACAGATATTAGGTTAGTATTTGATAAGTATACAGTTATTGATGGCGGAAATGATTCTGAGATAACTGTAAATGGATCTATTAAATTTGGAAAGAATTTATTAGTAAAGAATACTAAGTTTATAATAAATACTGAAGATAGGGCTTTATTTGATTCTATTAATGGCGTTAATACAGTTTCAGATTTAACATTTGAAAATTGTGATTTAACAATTAATTCTACTAGTTTAGCTAGTTATACAGACATAACTAGTGCTAGAGCATGTTTCCAATCTGAATTAAATAATATTAAGTTTATAAATTGTAACATTACTTCAAATCTTGGTGGATATGGAAATGATGGAAGGAAATTAATAGACATTAATGGCGGATCTGGTTGGGTATTAGATTCATGTAAATTTGTATTGAATACAATTTATGAAGGATCAAATCCTGCAATATCAGATGATGGATATGTTCCAGTTTCAGGAATTAGGATTGGAAGAGGAAGCAGTAATATTACCATAAATAATTGTACTTTTGAAGGTAATTATTTAACAGGAATATTTATTACAGGTTCAAATACACATGCTATTGCTAATATAAATAATATTAATATTACAAAGTGTATTTTTAATCAATCTTATGGACCTAAAGATGGTGGAATAAGTAATGCGGCTATAGGAGATCAAGGAAGTTCAACTACAGCTTATGCGGTTGGTGATTCTACTATAGTTTTACGTCAAGGATATTTAACGGGAGCTGGTACTTCTTTAGATTTTGAAAATATTAATATTAAAGAATGTGTGTTTAATTATACTGGACAGTATAATTATCATTTCCCGTTTATAAAATTGTTGTCATATCCATTAGAGTCAGGGACAAATGCGCTTCAAGCTGCAAATAATTTTGTAAGAAATATTGAAATTTCAAAAAATACCTTTAAATCACAAACATCAATTGATGGAACATTTGATCCTTATACTGCAATTATTTTTGCAACAAGGCAACAAGGAACTTCTACTGATCTTACTAAGAGAGTTGAGTTAGAGAATATATTGATTTCTGGAAATATTTGCAGAAACCAACAACAAATAATATTAGCTTGCCCTGAATCAGTTGATGGAAGTTCTGGAACAGTTGTAAAGATGTTTGGTGCAACCAATGTTATTATTGAGGGAAATACAGCCGAAGTAATAGGATATTTATTAACTAACTCTATAGCTAATTCAAGAAGAGGATCTAATATAGTTATTAGAAATAATACAGCCTCATTTATTGGATCCGTAAATGCTGAAGGAAAATTTGCTAGAGCATGGTCAGCTCATGATACTTTGAAATACAAGTATTCTTCTGCAAATGCAATAATAGAAGGAAACAATTGTAATCATATTCACGCAATGGTTACTGGTAAAAATACATCTTCATTAAAGATAAATAATAATACATTAACATCAGGAGTTGGATTTAATTTATTTACGACTTATGATGACGGGTTAGATAATCCTGATGAAATTATTTACAAATCTTCATTGGCAGCTATTTATGTAACAAGTTCTCCAACTACTGGAACTACCAGTAATGGAATAACATTATCTAATGACATGGCTTGTATTATAAGTAATAATACAATTTGTCCTAATATTATTGGAGCTGATACATATAAATATAATTATGGAATTATGTGTGAGTCATCTGCTTTAATTGAAAATAATACAATTAAAGAAGTAGTAGATTCGGCTACAATTTCAGCTGGAATTGTAGTAAAAGGAAAAACATATAATATTAATAATAATTATATTGAAAAAACTGCAAACACAGATATTAAAGCTTATATTCTGGGATCAGATGATGTTTGGAGTGGATTTAATGGCTCAAGTGGAACAATTAAGTTTAATAGTTTTAATGATAAATCAACTATAGATACTAATCCTATAGAAGTTTACAATGAGGCTATTCAAGGATTTAATGGTAGTTTTACTATAAATAATAATAAGAATCAATGGGGAAGAATTGCAATTCCATTAACACAAGAATTTTTCCAATATGGTGGAGATGGATTTGGGGCTTATCATTGGACAAATACAGATAGTGTATGGAATGTAGGCAAATTAGATTATGCACCTGTTGATGTTAAATCTGAATTAGGAATTAACATAACATCTATGTTTGATTTCGATGCATTACATAATTCAGGAGATGTCTATGATAGAGTCAGATCTGCTTCTAATACTACAATGATAAGAGTGAGGAAATCAGCCAGTAGTACAAATAAGTTTAAATGTTCATGGCAAATACCATTTAATAATTACATTAATGATTACACAAATATAAAGAAAATTTATGCTTATGTAAGAGCTGTAAATGAAGATTTTGGAACTTTACCAACTGTTAGTAGTACATTTACATACTCATTATATAAGAGAGTAAATATAAATACTGATACTGAAAATTTAGATAGTTTTGATTTAGTAACTGGAGATGGGTTTGGAAGCGCATATAGCAATAATGCTACAGATTTAGCCACAATTGCTCCAACAAATCCAAAGGGAAATCTTAATTATATAGTATCTGATACTATTTCAGGATTATCTGTACCTGCATCCCAACCTAATAGCCAAGGTAATTTAGGCAAATCAGTACAAGTTCAATTTAATTCAGGTGGAATGTACGTATCACCACAGGATGTTGATTTGTATACTCATGACGGAAATGATTATGTATTAACAGTTAATGCAGATATTAAAATACCTTCAGCAAATCAAACTGTCTTTTACCTGTTATCACCAATAGTTGTAGAATATGTCTGGTAAATATGTCAACTAACAATATCTTCAGATCAGATCTTTATGGATTGTATAATATAATACAATCTTCAATGATCATTTTTCCAAAAGAAGTATTAATAGCAAATTTAAGAGATTATTTTTCTAGAGATTCATATTACCATTACTCCCAAGATCAATGGGGTTTTCCAAACACACCTTCTCATAAAGATCTTCCTCTAGGAGCTGGGACTACAAATTCTACAATAGATTCTACGACAAGGGTTTATATTGGAGAAAATAATAGATTTGATGCAGTTTTTCTTCCATCAATTTTAATAAAAAATAATAGTTCAAAATCAGTTCCTTTATCAATGAATAGGGAAATGACTCATATATTATATGAACCAAGATTATATGATGATGGGTATGGAAGGCAAATAACATTTAATAATCCTAGAGCATTTTTATTTGCAGGAATTTGGGAAGGCTCTATTTCAATAGAAGTATCAACTAGATCTCCTAGAGTAAGAGATGATTTAATAGAATTAGTAAGTATGTTTCTTACTGACATAGGATTTGATACATTAAAAAATGCTGGTGTATTGGTAAAACCATTGTCAGTAAGTTCTCCTACAGATACAGAAGATAGAAATGATAAAATATTTAAACAATCAATAACTTTTGATATTAGAACTGAATGGAGAAGGGAAATTCCAATAGGCAATATAATAGAATCAGTAAAATTTGCATTGGATTTCCAAAATCTTTCATCAGAAACAAGTGTGCCTGCTGCTAATTTAGGAATAAATACAGAGGTAAACTGGCAAGATGTATTAATAAAATTGTAAATAAACAAAGTAAATGTTAATTAATGCGAATAATAACATATAAAATTAGGCTCTACTAATTGATTTTTTTAAGGAACGAATATGGCTAATATTGCTGGTGCAAATGACGCTTTACCTGGTGCGTATTCAGATACAGTAACTGACACAAGAGCAGCAAATGTATCTGTTGGCTCCAGAATTGCTGCAATTATAGGTGAAGGAAATTCACAGGAAACGTTAGTTTCTTCAGCAAATGGTAGTGGAAAAGATGGTTTAGATCCAACTTATACCTCTTCATCTGGTTCAGATGGAAGGCATTTCTTGCTATCTGCCTACCCTGTAATTTCCAATAGAACAAGTTTATATAGAAATGGAGTCAAGTTAGTAGGAACTGAATCTGTAATAGATTCAGGATCATTTAGTAATAAATATGATTATAGAATTGACCCAGCTACAGGACAAATAGAATTACAAAAAGCCCACTTAGTAGACCAAGGTGGATCTTATTATACTCCAGTTTCAACCAATGTTGGTTTAGGATCATTATCAAGCCTTCAATTATTAGATGTTAATGCTCCTCAAGAAACTTGGACAGTTCGTTGTGTATCAGTTCAACGTAATGGTGGAAACCCAATACAAGATACTGCTAAATTTATTGCAATAGGTTCTTTATCAGGTCAAAAATTAGATGCTAATGGAAACCCTGTAATTTGGACTGCAAATAATACCGTAGTTAGTAACGGAGTCTTAAGTTTTGCCATAGGTGAAACAAAGAATTTAGGAACTTCAGTCTCTCCATTTAGAGAGGGAGATGCTTTTACATTATCAGTAAAATCAGGAGTTCTTACTAAATCAAATTCATTAACTGCAACTTATATTGCTGAATTAAATATAAATGACCCTGTTTTGATATCTGATTTTGATTCATTTGTTGCAAGACATGGTGCTCCAACAACTGATAATACATTATCATTAGGTGCTTTCTTAGCTTTCTCAAATGCCGCTCCTGCTTTAGTTGCAGTTCAAGCTGCACCAGCAATGCCACGAAGACAATCATTTGATTTAGTAGATGATTTTAAAGCAACTTCAACATCTACTGATGATTTTGTATTCCCACTTCCTTCTGGAATCGCTCCTGATGTTGATGCAAATATTCATTTCTTTGTAACTAACAATTCAACAAATGTTGAAGCACAAGTTCTTCCAAATAAATATGAATTTTACACATTAGGAACTTCTGGAAAACCAACCGTAAATGCCTTTGCATTAGATAACGTTGCTTATCCAGGTGGTAATTCATACTCTTACTCAGTAATTAATGCAGCGGCTACAATTGCTAGTGGATTTGATGGAGCGATAACAAGAGGAAACTTATTCTCTGATGGTTATTTGGGTTCCTCAATATTATTTGACTTATCATATGTTGGTAAATCAGTTAAGATTATAGATGCATTAAATGTTTCAAATAATGGAACATTTACAGTATCAGCAGTATCATCTGGTAAATTAAAGTTTGAATCTTTAACTTTCCCTGATTTTACTTCAGGAACTTCAATTGCGTTTGAGATAATTGATCCTAATACAGGATTAGCTGTTGATGGGTATGCTTCTACAGATGGCGCGTTAGTGCCAAACGTAGGAGTGTTTACAGCAGCATTTACAAGCGCTGCAATAGCCTTTACAGGTTTAGGAACGCCAACTAATTATAAACTCAAGATTAATGGAAATGCTGCGAATAACGGATTATATGATATTACTTCATTTAATTCAGGAACAGATACATTAACTATACGCAAAGGATTTACAGCAGAAACAGGATTGCGTTATGAGGTATTAGATAATACTGATACAAGCAATTATGTTGTTGTAAATAAAAACGTAGTTCCTAATGGATATTCCTTAAGAGTATCATTGATAGATGAAAAAGACGCTTCATTCTATGATCCAGGTTGGGTTAATGCTTTAGAGGCATTAGAAGTATCTGAAGTAGATGTAGTTGTACCACTACCTAAACAAACGATTTCTGTAATTTTCCAAAATACATTAAATCATTGTTTAGCAATGAGTTCTACAAAGAATAGAAAAGAAAGAGTCTTATTCTGTGGAGCTATTGCAGGATTAACACCAGAAAATGTAATTGGAACTAAACCTGCTGCTGTTGAAAATCTTGGAATTCTAGAAGGAATTCAAGGAGATTCAGTAACAGAGATATTATCAGGAAATGTTGAGGACTTAGCTAATTACTCAGTACCAAATGCATTCGGAAATACATATCGTTGTGCTTACTTCTATCCAGACCAAATTGTAGTAAATGCAAATGGAACTAATACGTTAGTAGATGGTTTCTATCAAGCTGCCGCAGCTGCCGGTTACATTGCCGCTACATCTAAGATTGAAGAACCATTAACCAGAAAGACATTAAGCGGTTATACGATTCTTAGGAATAAACAATACAGACCTTCAGTATTAGAGTCATTAGTTGCAGCTGGTATCTGTGTATTACAACCAGTATCAGGTGGTGGAAGAATCGTTTCAGGTTGTACAACAAGTCAATCAGGATTTGTTGAGGAACAAGAAATAAGCATTGTATTTATTAGAGATTATGTTTCTAAGAAACTGCGTGCAGGATTTGAAGGAATGGTTGGAACGGCAGAAAGTCCATTAACACCTATTCTAATGACAAATAGAGCTATTAGCTTACTAAGTGGATTAGTAAGTGATAAGGCGATTACTAAGTATGCAAATCTAAAAGTAGAAAGAGACTCAGTAGATCCAAGACAATGGAATGTTGGGGTTAAAGTTCAACCAACATATGGAATTAACTTTATCTATATTAAAATTAATGTTGGACTTATTTAAGGAGCAATTTAAATGGCTAATAACAGTATAAAAACAGCCCCAAACACAAGATCACCACTTGTTGGAAAAGATGGTAAAAACAGAACAGGCGTTTCACTATCAACTAATATTTTAATCTATGCTGGAACAACTCCTGTTGGAGCTATACAGAAAATAGATATTGATGAGGCGCGACCAAGTATTAAGCAAGTTGATGAAGTTGGTACTGATGGTCATATAGATTCTTGCCCAACTGGTTCTGTCAATGTTACTGGATCATGTGAAAGAATTAGGTTTAATAGATTAAGAATGGCAGAAGCATTTGGAAGAGGATTTATTCATGTTGCTGCTCAACAATATCCATTTGACCTTTATATATATGATATTCAAAATGTAGATCCTCCTTCTGCATTTGATTCTGGAGCACCAACTGCATTAACAGGTGTTATTACTACTGTAATTAAGAATGTATGGATTAAAAATATTCGATATTCATACTCTGCAACTGAATGGGTAATAGCTGATTCAATGAGTTGGGAAGCAGAAACCATATATAGTTATATGGATAATGAACAAAATGTTGCTCAAGGTGGTGCAACTGGTATTAGCTACTACAATAATGAGTTTGAACGTCAAGCTGATAGAGGAGATCGTCGTGGTGCATTAGATGCCCCTGGTTTAATTAATTTGTTAAATTGGTCAGACGCTTCTTAAATTAAAGTCAAAACATATTAAAACTACCGTGATATATAGGTCATGGTAGTTTTATTTTTTGGAGAGTATATGGAATTTGAAAGTACAATAGGTAAAAGAAAAGTAAATAGACAATTAAAGCAATTTACTGTTGATTCTGTAGATCATTTATCAGATGAAGAGATTGTGGAGTTAGAGAATCAACAAATGAAAGAAAAGGAAGAGCCTAGATTATCTGATTTTGCTAAAAAAAGGATTGGTATTTTAGCAAATTTAACAAGGTTGGAAAAGACTATAAAAATAGGCGAATATGAATTTGTTGTAGCTTCATTAAAGACAAAAGAATATAAGGAAGCAGTAGTGGCATTGTTAGGTTTAAATGGTATGGAAGAGCCATTTGAATTAAAGAAACAAATATTAATTAGATTTATAAAAACAATAGATGGTTTAACTTTATCAGAAATAATAGGATCAAATGATATTGAAGATCATTTATTATTTATAGATGAGTTAGAAGAATATGTAACTACAAGATTATATAATGAATATATTTTAATGAAAAATGAAATAAACAGTAAATATACAATTAAAAATGAAAAAGATGCAAAGGAGGTGGTTGAAGATATAAAAAAATAATATATGACCCCGAATTTAGATTTATCTATGATTTATCTAAGAATTTAGGGGTGCTTCCTAGTGATTCTGTAATAGAAAATATAGACCCGATAGAAAAACAATTTTTATTTATTAATTGGATGCATGATCAAACGGAAAAGTTTGATCTAGCTAAAAATCACGCATATTTAATAGGATCATTTATTAATCCAGAAGCAGCTAAGAAACTATCAGAAGGTGATGATACTAAGATTGAAAGTGAAACTAAAGACTTTGAAAAATCATTAGAGATGGTTAGTAACTTTTCCCAGAGAAATAAAAAGAAAAGAACATAATGGCAGATACTGTAGACATAAATTCAATTGATGGATTACTTGAAAAAGCTAAATTATTTTCAACTATTCCAGAAGAAATGAAAAAAGAATTTTCTAGTTTAGAGTCATTAGTAATAAAGGCTGCTGGATCTGTAGATAAATTTGTCAGTTCTATAAACTCAGCAGATCCTACTTCAATTAATACAGTAACAACTGCCGTTTCTGCTTTACTTCAACAGACAGAACATTTTAAAAATATTGGAAATATTAATATTGATTTTAAAAGTAATTTCCAATCTTATAAACAACAATTTGCAGATTTGAAATCGCAATTATTTTCATCTGCGACTGATGCTAAGGACATGGGGGCTTTAGAATCGGTATGGAATAAAGCTAAAGAAGCAGGATTAGATTTTGCTAAATTAGCAATGCCAAAAAACTTAGAACAAGCAAGAGCTGCTATTGTTAAAGGTCTTGGCTCACTTACAGATACTGTAATACAATCATTAGCTACTCAATTAGATACTCAACAAAATTTAAAGTTATCATTTTATGAAGCAGCACTTGCTGGTGGTACTTTAAATAAAGTATTAATGAATACCGATGGCTTGCAAACAATGGAAGAACATACGAAGAATTTAACTATCCAGTTAGCTGGAGCAGTTAGAGAAACTCATATGCTACCAGATGTTTTAGCCGGATTACAAAGGGCATTACAAACTGCAATTCCACGTTCTATTGAAGAAAAATCAATTTCTCTTGGAGAAATATTTGCTCAAATATCTATGTCAGGGCGTACGGCTTCTGAAGTAGTTAAAGAATTAACTGATTCTTTTGATAGATATGGTAAAACACAAGATGAGTCGTTAATAATATCTGCAAGATATTCTCAATTACAAGAAGAAACGGGCAAGAAAATGTCCTTTATAAAAGGGTATTTAGACTCTGTTTCAAGTGCATTTAAAGATTTTGGAGAAAGTTCAGAAGGTGCATCAAAAATATTTGCAGCTTTATCTAAAGGATTTGGAGATAATGTTTCTCAACAACAGTCAGTCGAAATTATAAAGAAATATACTGAAGGAGTTGTTGCATTAAGTACTGCTCAAAAAGCATTTTTATCACAACAAACAGGTGGTCCTGGTGGTTTAATGGGTGCTTTTCAAATAGAAAAAGATTTACGAGAAGGTAAAATAGATAAAGTATTTGAACGTGTACAACAATCAATGAGAAAACAGTTTGGTGGACAAATTGTTACTTTAGACCAAGCAGCAATAAGCCCTAAAGCGGCTGCTCAATATCAAAAACAAGTAGCTATCTTAACTCAAGGCGCATTAGGCTCAATGGTTGATCAAAACCAAGCCAAAGCAGCAATTGATGCTATGGCAAAAGGTGGTACAGGAAAAGACGTTCAAAGTGCTATACAAGGAACAGCTCAAGATTATAGAACTCAAATGATAGATAGAGGTACTGAATTAAGAAGGTCAGGTCAAACTGGAATTTCTCAATACCAAGCAGATATGAGTGCTACAAAATTACTATCTGGAGCGCAAGCATATTCTACATCAAAGCGATTAGTTAGAGTCGGGGAAGAAGAAAGAAAAGATGTTCAAGAAAAAATTACACAGGGTTCAAAATCGTCTAGTGTAATGGAAACTGGGCAAAAAGAATTACAAATGCAACTTGCATCAAGTGTAGCTAGTATGGCTAATATATTTACAAAGTTACCAGAAGAAATGAAAACAGTAGCAGAAGCATTTCGTAAAACCATAAGAGAATCATCAACGCCTACGACAAATGCCAATCAAAAACTAATAGAGCCAGTAAAATCTACACAGCCACAAACAGTAATACATAAATTTGAACCTTTAAAGATAGAATTAGATTCAAATGGTTCTGTAACTGTTACAAATCAACAGTTAACAGTAGTTCCGACTAAATAAAGGTAAATATGGCTTTTAATATAAAAGATTTCACAGAAAAATCAGCACAATCTGTAATGGATACGGTTGATAGATTAAAAGTCCCTCCAACAGGAGATGGTACAGGATTACCTTTTTCAAAAGTACAAAATAATAGAACAGGTAAAAATACAAGAAAAGAAGTGCATTGGTTTGTACCTGAATTCGGTATAGTTAAAATGTTTGTAAATCCAGAAAAAATAATATATGCACATTCAAAAAGCATATCAGAAATAAGAACTAAAGCTGGATATTCATTGCAATATTGGGGAGAGAATTTACCTAAACTAAGTATATCGGGAACTACAGGGTCTTCAGGTATTGAAGGTATAAATTTATTAGAAGAAGTATATAGAGCAGAACAACATGCTTTAAATGCTGTTAATTTAAATATAGCATCAAATAACGCATCGTATAATATAGCTAAAAAAGCAGTTGATTCAGCTGGAAGTTTAATCGGTTCAGTTACTGGTATCGGATCTACAGTTGGAAATATATTAGCAAACGGCTTATTGGGAACTGATTCTTTACAAGCAGATAATTTAGCTAACAGAAATCTCCCAACATTAGCTTCAGTTGCATTTGCAGTAGAAATGTATTTTGATGGTAAAATACATAGAGGATATTTTACTAGTTTTAGTTGTACAGAAGATACTTCTTTTATTTGGAACTATAATTTAGAATTTACTGTAACTCAAACAAGAGGATATAGAACAAATTACTTTGGTTTTCATAATTCAGCTAATAAAGGTCATAGACCACTTAGTAGTGAAGACTTTACCCATTCATTTTACCCAAATTCTAAGTTAATTACAAATAAAGAATAAGTTATGAGTTTTTTTAAAGCATTAGGTCAAGCATTAGATCAAAATATAGCTGTTAGTGAAAACTCTGACAGGTCTTTAGATATTTTAAAAGATGGACATGTTCAACAATATGGCGCATTAGGTGATTTTGCAAAAGAATTTGATCATAATGCAAAATTAGATTATAATGAACAAGGATATGTTAGAATTGGTTCAGATCAAATAAAACCAAATAATACAGAAATATATTTTCAACAACCAACATATACAGTTTTGGTTAAAAAGAAAATGTTTTCTTCTTTGTCAGAAAACTTTACAACTAATTATGCTGATAAAGATGAAAGATTATTTATAAGAGCAACTAAAATTTTATTTGCAAACAAATGTAAACAAATTGCTGCTTATGAAAAGCTTTGTATAATACAAAACTTTGTAAGTAAAAGCAATACTGTTCAAAGTCAAGTAGTACCTATTATTCATAGCTTAATTAACTCTTTAACCACTTCTAATGCAGAAGGTGATTTAAAAGCAGTAATGGATAGAGTAAAGAAAATTTACTCTTTAAATAAAACAGAAAATCAAACAGAATGGTTAACTGACTCAACTAATATATTTAATTCTATATTTGGTGAAGGTACTGGTGTAATAGAATTATCTAGTTTAACTAATATTAGTACTAATGTAAGTTTAGAAGGAGAAGGTCGCGCTTCATTTACAGTTCAAGATCCATATGAACTCATGATAATAAATGAAAGAGATATAAATAAAGCATTATTTGATGCTTCTAATTTGGTTAAATCTAATAAATATGTCTCTATGGGAATAGAAACGTTAGATGATATTATTGCTAATAAGATAGGTAGATTAAATGCATTAAGGGCTAATAGAGGTGTTGGTGAAATAATTATAAAAATCAATCCAGAAACACTATATGGTAAAAGAGTTACTGCTTTACTTGGTTCTGGAACAGAGATTTGTTTTCAATATAATGCAGTTAGTGGAATAGGAAGTTTATTTGGTTCAGGTAATGCTGGCACAGTTGTTCCAGAAGAATATATACTTGATTCAGATAAAAATGCTTATGGTAAAGAAGCATTGGATAGAAATGAATTATCGTTATTTAAAGATCTAATAGAATCAGTTTATAAAAAAGTAGCAATATCAATAAACTTAGACGGAGCTGCTACAACTAATAATGAATCTCAGAATTATGCTAGAAGAAAATTATCAATGTATTTTCTTGGCAAGACAATAATACAATCAACGGATCCTGTATTTATTTACATAAATTCAAAGACAGTTGAAGATAAAAATATATTAGCTGGAATTAAATCTTCTTTTAGTGAAAGAGTTACTTTTAAAGAAAACTTACAGCATTCATTAGGAGATTTTAAAACATCATGGAACTCTATATTTAAGCCAAAAAAAGATGTATCATTACAGGTAGAAAAGGCTGTATTTGTTGGTCCAGAATTTCCAGATAGTTTATGGGGATCATTAAAATCATTATTTACAAATGAAGTTGAAGGAACTTGTGTTTTTGGTGGAATTATTAATAGTGCTAGAACACAATGGAGTGGTGGAACATTTACTGTTTCTGTAGATTGTAATTCAAATAAAGATTATTTATCTAAAGGCGTAGTTAATTTTAATCCATCAGTAGATACTTATAATGGAGCTATGTATGACCCATTAACTCCATTTAAAACAAATTTTGATACTGTAACATATAATTCAGACCAAGCCGTTCCTGAATTATTAGATGAAAATCAAGAAATATTAAAAGATCTAGCTCCCAAAGCAGGTTCTAGAATTAATAAAAATATTAAAACAGTAGAAGCTATACATGATTGCTCTGTAGATGAACAAGCAAATAAAATAACTCATAAAATATATGCGCCTGATGGATTTGTATATAAATGGAAACAAGGAATTGGGGTATTTGTATATGATGGCTCTGCGTTTTCAAAAGACAATATAGATTATGTTGGAAATCCCAATATATATGAAGATGCTTTTGCAGGACAAGATGTAATTAATATATTTTCTTTATTAATTACAGGTCAACCATATAATTATAATACGTATTTCAGAGCAACGCATGATACAGGTAAAAAGAATACAAAGCCTAAAACATATTTAGAATCCTTAAAAGGAGAATTAAATAAAAGAAACCAATTATGGGGTAATTTTATTCCATTTAAGAATTTTACCCAGTCTCCAAGAGATTATCAAAGAATTCTTAGCAATCAAGTTTCAATATCAGATCTTGATATTAAATTAAATCAAGTAATACAAGAGACAAATAGTCTTTATAATAAAGCATTGGAAAGTGATGCTATCACTTATGGAAGCCAACAAACTAATGAGTTATTAACAGGGGCACAAACTAAAAATAAAGAAATAGTTGATACTATAGCTAAAAGTTATGATGAAAAAGCAGCTAATCTTCAAATAATTGGAAGTGATATTCAATTTGATGCTAGTTCAAAGATAAGTGATAATTTAGCTTCTTTTGAATCAAGGAAGAAAGTAAATTATTTAACAAGAAGAATGTCTTGGGCAGTAAAATCTAATGAAGATAGAAATTTATTTATTGTTGATGATTCATATGATTCAGATCAAGATTTAATTGCTTTTGGTACAGCTATAAAAGGAGGCTTATCATCATTAGATAATTCATATTTATCAATAAATGAAAAGCTTAATACAGTATCAAATATGTTTGGAGGAATAGAATTCTTCTGTGACACACAAGGTCATTTAAGAGTAAGATCTCCTCAATATAATAAAATGCCATCATCTGTCTTTTTAAGATTGCTAGAACAAAATAAAGACAATGTAGATTTTTTTCCCAAATTCATATCAGATCTTTATAAAAATCAAGCAAATGATTTAAAAAGGTCCATAGAAGTAGCTGAAGACTATATAAGACTATATAGTTATTCTTTAAACAAATTAACTGATGCTGATATTGAAAACTTTATTAAAGGTAATACAAAGGTTATTTTTAAGTTCATATCAAATTCAGAATCAGGTACTTTTAGTCAAATTAGCGAAAACATAGAAGAAGATAAGTCATTTTTAAGAGTTAAAAGACAAAGCTCATTAAATAGAGTGTTTTCATCTCTTGAAAAAACACAAGCATTTTTAAGTTTAATTCCTAATGCAACAACTACTCCAGAGAGTCAGTTTACATCTTTTCAAGATTTATCAAAAAATATAGCTGCTAGAATATTTGCTAAGTCTGGTCAAAAAGTAGATACAAATGAATTATTTGGAAAACAAAAAGTACCAAATTATTTACTTATCTTAGATAAGATTTCGGAAAATATTACAAAAAGACAAGATCTATTAAAACGATACGAAAAATCATTAGTAAATGCATCTGAAGCTAAATATGCAAATAATAATTCTGAAGAATTATTATTTCCATCATTTAGTGATAATTCAATACCAGATGTATTTGCGTCATTTATAGAAGATGAAAATTTCGATGATTATGGACCTGATTCAGGTAATAGATATATAATTAAAAACTCTAATATAATTAGGTATGACATATCTGAAAGACAACCACCATTTACATGTACTCAAGTAAATGGACAAATAGACTTAACACTTGCAAATGGTCCAGATAATTTACCAGGACCAGCAGCATTAAATGGTCAGGCTCCAAATGGCTTAACTTCAGCATCAGCAATAGATTATGATATGTATAGAATGTATGGAGCTTTACAGTCTCATACAGTAAATATTGCTATGTTTAATGATAAGGACTCACAATGTGCTCCATATGCATATGCTTTATTAGCTAAAGCAAGAAAAGATATCTTTTCTGGAAGTATAGATGTACCAATAAATGAATACTATCAATTAGGAGATGTAGTTTATTTAGAATCAAGAAACATGCTGTTTTATGTAACAAGTGTAAGGCATGATATTACTTATGGCTCACCAGCAAAAACAACATTAGAGCTTAAATATGGACATACTCCAGGTGAAATTATACCTAATATGTTAGATATTACAGGCAAATTGCTTTATAATAATAGAGATAAAAATACATGGGCAGTAGATAGGGAATCAGATGTTAAAGGAATTTATTTAGGAACATTCTTTACAGATGAAAAGAAATTTAATGATGTATTAAATAGTGATTCTAGTGAACAATTATTTAACAAATCAACATTAGGTACTCAAAACCAAAAAACATATCAAACAGTTATATTCTCTGCTTTATATAAGATACAACATAATCTTAAAAAATATAAATTAGAATTAAGATCATATAAGTATGATGTTAGTTATAATACAGATTTTATAAATAAAGTAAAAGAAAATCTCAATGATGTATTTGTGGGTAAAAAACCTGCTCCTAAAATAAATATAGGGCAAAATACATCTGATGATGATATAATATTGCCTGACTTTATTGAAAATGTAGAAGTAGATTTTTCAGATGTTAATGAGAATAGAAAGCCATCACAAGCAGCATTTGATTTTGTTAGATCAATAGGAGATATTTCTACCGCTAACACATCAATAAGAGAAACTAATACTAGTCAATTACTTAGAGTTATACAGTCTAGAGTAATAGATTGCTATTTAGTTGAGGCATCATGACTTCATTTACAGAGCCAGTTGGTTTATTAAAAAAAGCAAAAGTCATTGAAGTTGATCAAATTAATAATCAACTTACAGTAAGATTATTATATAATGTATTATTAAATAACCAAAATCATAAAATAATAATTAAAATGCCATATGCTTTGCAATATCCAAATGGCATGTTCATTGGGTCTTTGCCTCAAAAAGATTCAATAATTATTATTGGTCAAGGCTCAGGTAATGAATGGTATTTTGTATCTAATTACTCCTTATCAAATTCAAATATCCCATTATTACAAACAAATGAATTAAAAATACAATCAAATAACAATAAGTTTATATCTTTATCTGATAAAATAAAAATAGGTAATAATCAAAAGTTTATTAGTTTAACTAATAATTATTATAATTCTCTTGAAAGTAAGATAAGCATTAATTTATATGGAATGACTGTTAACTCAACAATATCAAGAGAATATAGAGATAATTCAAATTTTTCTGATTATAATAAAAAGTCTGAAGAATACTTTAATACATTAAAGAAAATAGCTTTAGATGTCAATAAGCCTATTTCTTATGAACAAGGAAAATTAAAAAACCCTACGTTTATAGAAAAAAGATCTTTAACATATGAGTTTGATTATGATTTTAATGTAAAAAGTGACTATGAAGAGTTAAAACTAATTTCAGGAGAAGGTCAAACTTCTTATGAAAAAAGATATTCTAATAGAAAAAAAACTATTGCTGATACTTTAAGCTTAAGTCAGTTTGAGCCCAATTATCTAATAGAAAAAGTTGAAGGTACTGTTGTAGATATATTTGGAAATATATTAGATATTAATAGATCTATTATAAAGTTTAATAAAAAAGATAATGATAAAGATAATTTTATAGAAGTTAAAAAACAACATAGAAAAGGCATAGCTTATCATTTTGAATTAAATGCTAAGAAAGATTTTACAAATAATTTACCAGATGTTAATTCAACTAAAGATTATGCTAAAACAAGGTCAAGATTCTTTGTAGATATAGATAAAGAAGGATTATTTAAAATAAATGTTCCAGCATCTTCTGAAACTGGAAATGTACCGCTATTATCAAGATACGAGAATTCTTCATGGCTAGATGATTCAGATACAAATCCAAATAATCTAATATATACAGATCAAGATATATTTTTAGATTCATTTCATAAAGGTTCTATTTCATTAAAAAACAATGATGGAGAATCGGCTCCTAAAGATAGAATATCTGGAAGCTTAATAAAAGCAGGAATGGCTTATCATAATATATTGGATGTATGTAAATACAGTCAAACTAATGATGCTTTGCCTAAACAATATATTTCTACAATAAATAAAGATTCAATAATAACTTTATCCAAAGTAGCTACTGATACTATTTTTATAGATGGTCCATCAGCAAATGCAGGTGGAAGATCTGGGCAAATGAATCTAGATGGGTCATTAGAGCTAAATATAGGCGCTAACACAGCAGATAGGCAGTCACTATGGCTCAATACTTCTGGTGGCATTGTCGCCGCTCTAGGACGCGATAAAGAGGATAATAGTGCTATTGTTCAAATGGACGGAAACCTTTGGCTTCAAATAGGAGGAGAAGGTATTTCTACAGATTCTAGATTCCCTGATGGCAATGGATTTAAAGCAGGTTCATTAGACATTAGAGTTTTTACAGATGGTAAATATCAAAACATAATAAGAATAGATAATAATGGAATAACAATAATGACGCCATCTAGAATACAAATACAGTCATCTCAAGATATATCTATAAGATCAGATGCAAATTTAACAATTGATGCTGAAAGATTATATTTGAATAATAGACAAGTCTCTAAATCAGGTCCATCAATATAGGAATAAACATGCCTTGTAAACCAGTAGAAGTTAATATTCCAGATATTCCAAGCAATTCTATAATTGATGGTCTAGGATCTCCATTTAGTCTTAGCTTAGGCAAATTACCATTTGATCTTCCTGAAGGATTTCCTGAGAATTTATTAGATATCTTAGATAAATTACAAATGCTACTTCCATCAGGAATAGTAAAACCCTCTTTATCATTCAATTATGATAAAACAATTTCTGATGCAATAAGTAAATTATTAAATATATTAATGCCATTTTTAATGCTTTATAAATTTCTTATTCCTTTACTTAACTTAATTATTTGTGTAATTGAAGTTATTTGCGCATTAAATAATCCATTTGCTTTAAGAAAAAGAATTCGTAAATTATTTAGAGTTTGTCTTCCTGCTTTCTTAAATCTATTTCCTATATTTGCGCTAATAGTAATGATAATATCAT